CTGGTCTACCTGGCGCTCAACCGTCTCCGCAACCAGGGAAGCGTGCGCAAATGCGCCGGTGAGGGTCCGTACACTATCTGGGCTGCCGGGCAGGACTGCCCGTGACCCGGCTCACCGTCACCGTGGCCATCCCCACCATCCCGGGCCGCGCCGGGTCGCTGGCCCGCGCCGTGGCCTCGGTCAAGGCCCAGCAGCGGCAGCCGGACGCCCTGCTGATCGAACTGGACCGCCAGCGGACCGGCGCGGCCGAGACCCGGAACCGGCTGCTGGCCCGGGTCGGGACCGATCTGGTGGCCTGGCTGGACGACGACGATTTCCTTGATCCTTCCCACCTCAAGGTCTGCGTCCGCCAGTTTGAGACCTGTCCAGGAGTGGACCTCGTCTACCCGACCCCGATGATGATGGGCGGGCTCGACCCGACGGCCACCACCTACCAGGGCCGGTTCCCGGTCAGCCCCTGGAGGCTGCGCTGGTCGGCCGAGTCAGAGTGGCATATCCGGACCCGTGGCTCCTTCGTGCCGATGACGCACGTCGTCCGGACGGAATCCGCCCGGAAGGCCGGGGGGTTCCCAGCCGGAACCGTCCTTCCGGACGGACGCTACCGGGGCGAGGACGAGGCGTACCTGATCGCCCTCCTAGATGCCGGAGCGCAGTTTGTCCATGTGGACCGGAAGACCTGGTTCTGGGTCGTGAACCCGGACAGCACCGCCGGGAAGCCTCTCTGACGCGGACAGGATCAGGACACAGCCCCGGACAGGTGTCCGGGGCTTCTTATTTGATCGGCTCGTCACATGCTTGCATGTAAGTCACGAAGACATGTATCCTCGGGGAATGACCGAACCCAAGAAGAGAGCATCTGCCCTCCAGGTGGTCGTCTCCCCAGAGAAGCGACGACTCCTCCGGATACGCGCGGCGGAGCAGATGATCTCTGTCTCGGAGCTGATGCGCCGAATGATCGACAAGGAGCTGACAGATGCTGAAAAGTGAGGTACGTACCGTTTACCGGGCTAGCACTGCTCCGCTGTCGGCATGGGTACTGATTGCTATCGTCCTGGTCAAGACCGTCATCACTACGTACGTGGTGGGTACGGGCCTCCACCTAGGGCTCGAAGGCTATGACCTCGGCATGTCTGTTGACCTGATCGGAGCCAGTTGCATAGTGGCGCGGGCGCTGCCCCGTGATCCAGATCGCGACCGCCCGGAGCTGGACAGGTGGAGCTGGGCGATGACGGTACTCGACACAGCTCTGATCGGGTGGGCTACGTATCTCGGTACGGACATCGTCCGAGGCAGTTCTGTCGGGCTGGACAGGATCATCGTCTCTGTCAGCACGGCGCTCACTCTCGCACTCTTCGGATACAGCCGCTGGATGCTCGTTGATCGACTGGACCGGGATTCACAGCGTCTCGCCGTAGTACGCGCTCCTGTTGTGATCCCAGTCGGGAAGCACGACCCCCTGGTCTACTTCATGCGCAATGGGACCCGAATCAAGATCGGAACCACTACGCACCTGCACAACCGGGTGCGTCGACTCGCCCTCCGTGAAGCTGACGTCATCTTTACGATCCCGGGAGACCAGCACGTGGAACAGCAGCTGCACCAGCAGTTCAAGCAGTACCGCGTAGGGGACACCGAATGGTTCGAGGACAAGGGGCGGTTGACCCGGTTCCTTAAGACAGGGAGAGACGACTGATGCCGTACATCAAGTTCCGGAAGCCGAAGTTGGTCAAGAGTCTGGACGGTACGCGGGACATCCCGCTGCCCGGTCAGTACGAGACCGGCGAGAAGTGGGTCCCGCCACAGGACAGGCGTGAGAAAGAGCTGGTTCGCCATGGCCGGGTCCTGGCTGGACTGACGGCCCTGTGTCTGGCACTGTCCGTGGTCGCCATCGGCGGCTTGTTCACCCGACTGATCCACAGTTACGGCTATGCAGCGGGAGGGGTGTTCGACGCCTTCTGGCTGTACGCCCTGTACACCGAGCATCTGGCAGACCTCAAGCACCGGGTCCGGATCGTGGCTCAGGCAGCCGGACTGGCATTCATGGCGGCAGCGGCAACAGCCATCATTCTGGACGGCTACCGGCTGCACGTCGCTGTGCTCGGCTACCTGCTCGCGATCTTCCCACTCGGCATGAAGGGCTTCTGGTGGATGCGCTTCGGTCTGGTAAAGCCGCATCTGAGCAGGGAGCAGGAGGCTCAATTGGAGGACGCGCTGGGAGACGTGGCTGTCCGGACTCGGGTCGCTGAGACGAAGATTCTGGAAGATGCCCGGCTGTCCCGGTTGACGGAGCTTCTGGACGCTGCGGCAGACCGGTCAGAGACCGTGACGGCGGAGCAGATCACCCGGACCGAAGCGGACGCCCTGGTCGCGCTGGACGCTGAGGTTGCGCGCCGTCAGGAGATCGAACAGCAGGCACAGGCTGCTGCCGAAGATCTGACCGCACTCCTGGAGTCCGAGACAGACGCGCGGCGTATCGCAGAACAGCAGACCGAACGCCTCGCTGTGGTGGCGCGCAAGCAGAGCAAGAAGATCCGAAAGCTCAAGCGGCTCAGCGCGGTTCAGCCGTCGACTCAGCCAGCTCAGCTGCCGCTGAGCCCGGTTGAGCCGATAGGTCAGCATCAGCTGAGCCTGGCTCAACGCGTTCCCCCGCAGCGCGGTCCGGCTCAGCTGGCTCAGCCCCCCTACGGCCAGCACGTTGAGCCACCGGCTCAGCCGTTCGGTTTCGTGGCTCAGCCTTCGGCTCAGGTGGCTGAGCGGCTCAGCCGGGTGGCTCAGGCAGCTGAGCTGCTGGCAGCTGAGCCGGGGCTCAGCTCAGCTCAGCTGGCTGAGCGGCTCGGAGTGAGTCTCGCCTCCGCAAAGCGGTACCTGTCAGACGCACGCAAGACCATCTGAACAAGACTGTCCGCCGCGCCCGCGCAGCGGGCTGACCCGATCCACCGACCAGAGAGTGAGTGATCATGACCACGACCACGCCGATGAAGAAAGCGGCACCCGCCGCTGCGGGCAAGCCCCCGGCCGCTCCCTCGGGGAGCGTGTCCGCCCTGGTCAAGAGCCTGGACACGGTCCAGATCAGCGACCAGTACGAGCTGTACGAGTTCCTGGAGGCGTACCGCGCGATCGGCCACCGCATCGGCGTCGAGATGCTGATGGTGGCCCACAACGTCGAGGCCGGACTGAAGGCCCAGGCGAAGAAGGACGCGACCTTCGGCATCGTGGGCTTCAACTCCCACATGGCGATCCGCCGGTTCAGTAAGCAGATGAAGGCCGCCGGTGAGCACATGGCCAGCGGTTCCGGTGCCGCAGCGGTCGCCTGGCGGCTGTTCCAGGCCGATTTTGACGAGGCCCTGTCCCGTAAGAAGCCCGTCGCGAAGGCGTCCAAGGGCTTCTCGATCGACATGTGAGAGGAGGCAACCGTCATGGCTGTCGACAAGATCCAGGAACACCTGGAAGAGAAGATCAAAGAGGGCATCACCCCGTGGCTGCTCTGCGCCTCGGCCATGCCGGTTGCCCTGGTCACGCACACTGCCTGGGGTGGCGACCCGGCCATGAACGACATCATGGCGGCCGGGGCCACAGCACTGACCTTCAGCACCTGGGCGACCTGGAGCCGCAGGCACGAGCACACCCGCGTCCTGGCCACGGCCATCGCCGGAGCGGTCACCGGCTGGACCGCGCTGGCCGTGGCCACCTCCCCGCTCGACCCGGGAATGCTCAAGGCGTGGATGTTCGGCGGGACCATCCTGTCGATCATGTGGAACGCCAGGCACTTCGCGCACAAGCCCGCCCATGAGTCCGACAAGGCGTCGGGCACCCGGGACGGCCTGATGGAGAAAGTCGGCGGGGCGTTCAGCGGGGCCCGCATCCGGCGCACGAAGACCTCCCCCGGCCGCGTCGAAGCCGAGGTCGAACTGGCTCCCGGCGAGACTGAGGCCGGGGCGCAGGGCGCGCTGGGTACCCTCGCGTCGGTGGCCGGGGTCGGCACCTCCGAGGTGACGGTCAAGGGCGACCCGAAGCGGGCCCGGAAGATCCATCTCACGTTCCAGGAGATGGAGGAACTCCGGAAGACGATCCACTGGCCGGGCGTCTCCGCCCCCGGAACCTCCGTGGCGGATTCCGCCCTGCGGTTCGGTGAGCTGCGCAACGGCACGGAACTGGGCCTGTGGGTCTGCGGAAACGACGACCGTGACAACCCGCGTCCGGCCGGGCACGTGCTCAACACCGGGGTCACCCGGTCGGGCAAGACCTCGACTGCCAAGACGCTCATTGTCGAGGGCCGGTCCCGGATCGACTTCGTCCCGGTCGTCGCCGACCCGGCCAAGTTCATGCAGGGATTCGGGCGGATCGCCGACACCCTGGCCATAGCGGCGACCACAGAGGCCGAGTGCCGCCAGCTGATCCGGAACATCCCGGACGCCGTCAAGTACCGGTCCCAGCGGCTCGGTGAGCTGGGGTTCGACCAGTGGACCCCGGCGTGCTGGACCCAGTACGACATCCCGATGGTGTTCATCGACCTGGAAGAGGCCACCGACTACGCGGACGAGAGCGAACTGGACGCGGCCATCCGCAAGGCCGGGAGCGTCGGCATCCTCATCATGGTGTCGCTGCAGACTGCGATCCACACCAACATCGAGCGCAAGACGCGCGGCCAGCTCACCAACAGCCTGTGCCACGGCTGCGTCGAAGATTTCGACGCGAAGTTCGCCCTGTCCCAGGGCACGCTGGAGGCCGGGGCCGACCCGACCAAGTGGCGGAACAATTTCCCCGGCAGCCTGTACGCCGAACTGGTGGGCACCCTGCCGGAGACCTGGGCCACTGAGGCGCGGGCCTACAGCCTGACCCCGGACGAGATGCGGGCGGAACTGGACGCCAGCCGTGGCACCTGGGCGGAACTCGACCCCGGAACCGCCCTCTACCTGGAGCGCGGCATCAGCGTTCCGGACGCGAAGATCACAGCTACGCTCCCGGAAGTGGTTCCGGACGAGCCGGAAGAGGAGGCCGTCGACATGACGAAGATCAAGAACGAGCACGGGGAGGTCAACGTCTCCTTGGCGCTGACCCCGCCGACCGGCGAGCGGTTCATCCTGCGCAGCGCCGACAACCTGGTCCAGATGAAGACCGAGCAGGCCCGGCAGCTGGTCGAGGACCGCATCGACCAGCTGGAGGACAGGGGTAGCACGGAGGTGGGGTTCAAGGATCTGGAAGACCTCTCCGAGCTGACCGGCCGTCGTCCGCGCTGGATCTATGACGAACTGCACCGTCTGGTGGCCGAGGGCCGTCTGGCCGAGGGCAACGGCCGCCCGCCGTTCACCATCCGGCAGACCGTGGTACCGATCAACAGGCACCGCCGCGAAGGGTGACCAGACTGTCGGGCACGGACATACCAGGCATTGCGGTGCTTGTTCGGTCCGTGCCCGGCAGTGTGGCAATCCGTCACAGACCACCACAGTTCGGCACCGCAAACCGGAAAGATTAAATCTGGACGAACCTGGACTTTACGGTGTTTGTTCGGTCCGGATTGCGGTGCCACAAACCGGCCCTGACCTGATACATATTCTCTATTCCGTTCGGCCGTACTGTGCCGAACAGAAAGGATCACAGTCATCATGATCCGCACCATCGCCGCAGCGGTCCACGTGACCGCCGTGGCTTCCCTGCTGCTCCTGCTCGGGTCGGCGATGTCCGACCCGTCGCCCCCGGTGCTCGGCTTCACCGCGCTGGCGCTCTGCGTCGTCGTGGCCGACCAGCTGATCACCTGGCCGCTGTGGCTGGCCACCGGCAAGGGGGCCGACTGGCACCCGGTCCGGGGTTGGTGGACGTGAGCGCCACCGGCGGACGCCGCCCCTCGAAGATCAGCCTGTGGATCGGGCGCATGATCATCCCGATCTGCTTCCTCGGCCTGCTGTTCACCCACCACTGAGAGGAACCGATCCATGACCACCGACCGCACCCCCGCCGTCCGCACCGCCGACTACAGCCGCCCGCTGGTGCAGTTCGACCGGCAGGGCTTCCCACTGGTTCCGCTTCCGGAAGCCGATCAGCTCCCCGGGAGCGGAGCCCCGGAACAGCACGTGCACATCCACCACCACTACCCGCCGGAAGTTCCGGCCCCGGAACCTTCCGCCCGGAACCCGGAAGCCGGATGGCTGCTGCTGAACCGCCTGGTTCCGTACCTGGTCGCCGCTGCCCTGATCGTCTTCCTGGTCGGCGGGGTGATCGCCATTCTGGCCTACGTCTTCACCTTTGTCCTGGCCTTCCTGGTGGTCCTGATCCACAGCCTGGTCGCGATCACCACTACCGTGATCGGCCTGGTGGCCGTCGTCGGTGTCGTGGCCGCCCTGATCGCCCCGCACCTGTCGGGCCCGAGCACGGTCACCACCATCCACGGCAACCGTAACAAGATCGGAGCAGAGTGAGCGGGAGTACACCACCGGTGCCGAAGACTCCGCTGGACGCGGCAAAGCTGCTGGCCGCTCTCCTCAGAGAACTGAACAGTGAAGGATTCCTGTTCTCGGGAATTCTCAAGATACGTCGTGGGACCGCATACGCCTACGTCGAGGCAGCTGCCGACAAAACCCTCCAGTACCAGGAAGTGAGCGACACGTGATAGACCGCATGATCGTGATCGTCCCCACCCGGGGACGGCCCGGGAACGTCGTCCGCCAGCAGGCTGCCGTCACGGCGGCCGGTACCTCGCTGGCGGATTTCGTCTACGTGATCGACGCCGATGACCCGAGGGCGATGGAGTACTGCCGTCTCGGCCTGTCCCGGCTCGACATCCTGGACGGGCGCGGCGGCGGCGGCATGGTCCCCGCGCTCAACTTCGCCGCCCGGCAGTACTCGGACATCTATGACGCCGTCGGGTTCATGGGCGACGACCACCTGCCGCGCACGCCCGGATGGGACCGGCGGATCATCGGGGCCCTGAACGAGGACTGGTCCGCCCCGCACGTCGTCTACGGCAATGATCTGCTGCAAGGGGCGAACCTGGCCACGGCGGCGTTCCTGGACTCCCGGACGGTCAAGGCGCTCGGCTACATGGCTCCGCCCGACCTTCATCATCTTTACGCCGACAATTTCTGGATGGAGCTGGGCCAGCGTCTCGGCGGGCTCACCTACCTGGACGATGTGGTGATCGAGCACATGCACCCGATCGCCAACAAGGCGGTGTGGGACGCCGAGTACACCCGGGTCAACACCTCGGACATGGACACGGCCGACCGCCGGGCCTGGGAGACCTACCGGGACCTCGGCGACATGGCCTCGGCCGTCGCCCGGGTCCGGAGGGCAGGATGATGGACCCGGTCGTGACCGTGGTGATCCCCACCATCCCGCCCCGGGCGGAGATGCTGGAGCGGGCGCTGGCCAGTGTCCGGGGCCAGACGGTCGTCCCGGCCGCCGTGCGGGTGGCTGTCGCCACGGACACGGACCATCAGGGGGCGGCAGCCACCCGGAACCGGGGGCTGGAGCAGGTGACGACACCCTGGACCGCCTTCCTGGACGACGACGACGTCCTGTGGCCGGAGCACCTGGCCAGACTGATCGGCTGCGCCCAGGAGACCGGAGCCGATCTGGTCTACCCCTGGTTCGACGTGCCCGGCGGATGGGACCCCTTCCCGCAGTACTTCGGGCAGCCGTTCGATGAGCAGGCGCTGAGGACCGTGCAGAACTACATCCCGGTCACCGTGCTGGTGCGCACCTCTCTGGCCAGGGCGGTCGGCGGGTTCCAGGCGCTCAACGCCTCGACCGAGCCGGGCGCGTCCCCCTGCGAGGAGTGGGGGTGCTGGCTGGCGATGCTGGACGAGGGCGCGCAGTTCGTCCACCTGCCGGAGCGCACCTGGTCCTACACCTGGCACCGGGGCAACACGAGCGGAAGAGGAGACAGATGGTGAAAGCACTAGTCAGCGGTGATCAAGGGTTCTTGGGACGCCATTTCGCCGAGGAGCTGCACCGGCGCGGGTACGACGTGGTCGGCATCGACACCAAGCGCAGCCCGTCCCAGGACTGCCGGTCGTGGTTCTCCTCCCCGGCCGGGAAGCGGCACCGGCAGTTCGACCTGGTGGTGCACGCGGCGGCGGTGATCGGCGGCCGGGTGAAGATCGACGGTGATCCGCTCGCCACGGCAGCGAACCTGAGCATCGACGCCGAGATGTTCCGCTGGGCCGGGCTGACCAGGCCGGGCCGCGTGATCTACTTCTCCAGCTCCGCCGTGTACCCGGTTGACTACCAGACCGAGCACGGCGGCAGACTGCTGGCCGAGCATGCCGCCGACCCGGTGGATCACCCGGACGGGGCTGTCCGGTTCCCGGACCAGGTGTACGGCTGGAGCAAGGTCGTCGGCGAGGTGCTGGCCGACCGGCTCCGCGCCGCCGGAGTGCCGGTCACCGTGGTGCGGCCGTTCTCCGGCTACGGGGCCGACCAGGACGAGGACTACCCGTTCCCCGCGTTCGTGCGCCGGGCGCGCGAGGGCCAGGACCCGTTCGAGGTCTGGTGCGGGGAGTGCGTCCGAGATTTCGTCCACGTGGACGACATCGTGGCCCGGACCCTGGCGGTGGCGCAGGACGGCACCACCGCGCCGGTCAACATCTGCACCGGCATGGGGACCTCGTTCAACGACCTGGCGGCGCTGGTCTGCCGCCGGGGCGACCGGCTGCGGATCAGGGCGCGGCCCGACATGCCGACCGGCGTCCGCTACCGGGTCGGCGACCCGGCCCGGCTGCGGCGGCTGACCGGCGACCTGCCGATGATCAGTCTGGAGGAGGGCGTCGCACGGGCGCTGGAGACCTGATAACGCTTGCGTCACGATGCGGAGCCCGTCCGGACGAGAAGATCGTCCCGGCGGGCTTCGATCATGTTACGCCATAAAGAATCTTGAAAAACTTACAAAGCTGCACGTCAGAGCGTTGCCGGAAGTTTGACAGACCCTTCGGTCTTTGAGATAGTTAAATCAAGCAAGAGAGAACGACAGACCAACAAACGAAGATCTCAGCCCGGTTGGAAGAACCGTCGATCAGAAGTCTTGATCCTCCAGATTGTCACCGGCACTACATCCGGACATGGCGTCTGCGACGACCCCGCGAGGGAGAGCAGATGGGCACAGGGGATGAGTATTCAAATCAAGACTTCACCGAGCGAAGCGGCTGGTATGTCCCACCGGCGCTCGAAGACGTTGCACCACCGCACAGAGCCGAACGCCTCCCCGGTCGAACCGGATTGCAGGCACGGTGACAGCACAGAGCCCCGCGTCACGATCACGGTGTACGCAGCGAAGCAACGCGGGGCACGGGACGCGCGCACCAGATGACCGGATCAAGGGGTAGCAGTGGCTGTGATCCGTCGGTCCCCCGGCATGGTGCGCGCGTCCTCCTGCACGACCACTGACGAGAGGAACCGACCATGTCGAACTTCCAGTACCAGCCCAGCACGATCAGCCAGCACGCTGCGTACATCGGGCGGGAGCTGGCCGCAGGGCGCTTCGTCCAGACGACTTTCGACCCGGCCGACGGAACGATCACCGGGATCGTCGGCGTCGAGCCGCGCAGCGCCTTCGCCGACCAGGTGACCGCAGCGGCCGAGCGCCGGGCCAGTACCCGATGAGCAGCGGCGTCGCCTGTCCTGACAAGGACCACCGGCCTTCGTGGCGGGTGGTCCAGTACCACTGCAACCAATCGGTCTTCAACGGCGGTCGTATCACCCGGTCGCCGTACTCGCTCCTGCGCTGCGGCACCTGCGACGCGGCCTGGCGCACGAAGGCCGCGTACGTGGAAGAGATCGTCAACCGAAAGGGAATCTGGTCATGACCATGAGCCGCAAGTACTACCGCGAGGCAGCCGAGAACCTGAACCGGCAGCTGCGCAACTCCACACCGGTCACGATCGACGCCAAGGCACAGACCATCAGGGAGACGGCAGACGACCTCGCGGGCATGTTCGCCCGGGACAACAGCGCCTTCTCCCGCAGCCAGTTCATGGACGCGGTGTACAACAAGTGATCCACCCGCCTCCGAACACGCCGCGAGGGTGCCCGATCGAACCGGGCCGGAGGCACGCAGCCCGCTCCCGTCCGGGAGGCGGGTCCGCCGCACGACCGAGAGGGTACGCCATGGCCATCGACGTCAACGACCGCTTCGCCGCGAACAAGATCGCTCAGCTGGACAGCGACCGCAACGCCGGAATCCGCGCCGCCGCCTCCGCCGCCGAGCGGATCGAGCGCCTGGACGCGATGGTCGCCGAGGGCAGGGCCCGGGTGAGCGGCGACACCTACACCGTCACCGAGGGCTGGGACGCGGGCGAGACGTTCACCGTCGACCGCAACGCGACCACAGGTGAGCTGATCGAGGTCACCGCGAACACGGGCCTGGACCTGCGGGCCGACGGCAGCACCGCGCTCTACCTCGCGGGCAGGCCCGCGTGGCACTCGCTCGGCCAGCTGATCCCCGAGGGCACCGCCGACATCGAAGAGGCGTTGCGCCTGTCGGGCAACGACTTCGACGTGGCCAAGGTCCCCAGTTCGTTCGAGTTCGAGGGCAGTGTCCTCCAGCAGCCCGGCCGCTTCACCACGGTCCGCGTGCAGCCGGGCCACCCGCTGCACGGGTCGCCGCTGGGGTCCGTGGGCGCGGGCTACACCCCGAGCCAGAACCGCGACGCCTTCGGGTTCCTGCAGGAACTGATCGGCGACATGTCCGCTGTCTTCGAGTCCGCCGGGTCGATGCGCAACGGCGCGAGCGTGTTCGTCTCGCTCCGGCTGCCGCAGACCGTCACGATCGACCCCGAGGGGATCAACGACGAGATCGTGCCCTTCGTGATGGTCCGCAACACCCACGACGGCACCGGGTCCTTCCAGGCGATGACCACCCCGTGGCGTCCTGTCTGCAGGAACACCGAGGGCTTCGCCGTGCGCGACGCCCAGCGGATCTGGAAGATCCGCCACACCGCCGGGATCACCGACCGCGTGAAGGAGGCCCGCCGGGCGCTCGGCATGTCGGTGACCTACTTCGAGGCGTTCGCAGCCGAGGAGACCGCACTGGCGCAGACGGACATCGACCTGGACGGCTTCCGAGCCCTGCTCGACACCCTGTGGGAGCCCGAGACGGACGAGACGAAGAAGGCGTCGCTGACGATCGCCGCGAAGCGGACCGAGACGCTGATGGGCATGTTCGGGACCGAGGCCGGAAACCTGGGCCGCACCGCGTACGCGGCCGAGCGGGCCGTGACCGGCTACCTGGACCACGTCGCGCCCCGCCGTCCCGGCAGGACCATGACGGAGGAGATCGCCCGCGCCTCCGCCCTGCTGCTCGACACCGACGGCGAGACCAAGAGCAAGGCGCACCGTCAGTTGATGACGCTGACCAACCGGTAGCCGTCTGAGTGCACATGATCGGGTGCGGCCCTGCGGGGCCGTCCCCGTTCACGGGTGCTCAGCCCGACCACTGACCGAGGAGGGAATGACCGTGTCCGAGATCACGATCACCAACCGGAACACCAAGGAAGAGATCACGCTGCACGGCCTGAGCCGGTACGAGGTGCAGGTGCTCGCCGACCTCGTGACCCCGGTCAACGCCGACTGGAAGTACTTCTCAGACGGCGCTGTGCCGCCGACCAACAAGGCCGTCCGGACACGCGGCAACTGACCCGCTGTCAGTGTCCTCTGACACCGTGGGACCGACGATCACTCGACCAAGGAGCAGACCATGATCATCACTAGCTACGGCAGTTGGAACAACTACACCCACTACAACACGTGCCCGGGTGCGGACATCCTCGACGTCATCAACGGCGGCGACTCCGAGTGGCAGCAGCGCATGGAGGACACCGGCGCGCTGAACGCGATCGAGACCGAGTGGTGCGCCGCCATCCAGGCCGCTCTGCCCGAGGGTGTCACGCTGACCGGGGACGAGTTCATCGGACCGCACCACGCCGACCCGGCCTACAGCGACGAGATCGCCGAGTTCGATATCAGGGCCGCCATCGAGGACATCGACCTTCAGGCGATCATCGAGCGCCACGACGTCGACAACACCTAATCGGTCAGCCCCTCGCCGTGCACCCCGGCGTACGCAGCGAAGCAGCGCGGGGCACGTACCGACCGACCACTGATCGAGAGGAACCGCCATGGCCAGTATCCAGCAGCTCACCGCAGCGGCAGCGAAGGCGGGGTTCGTGCGCACCGAGTGCGCCCACCTCGACTCCCCGCACCACCTGGTGTTCGACTACCCGGAGCCGCTCAGCGAGGACCGTATGCGTCCGCCGTTCTTCCGGGTGCACACCGACACCGCCCGGGTGCCGCACGCGACCTACATCCACGGGGGCGGCTCCGACGATGACGTGCCCGTCGAGCAGCGCACCACGCTGGTGCACGCGATCACGTGGATGGCGGAGATCGCCAGGCAGTACCCGAAGGAGGGCTGAGATGCCCTACTGCGCGGACGACATCGTGATCGCCACGGTGCCCGGGGCGGGCATCCGCCGCGTATGGCTGTGGAAGCCCGCCCGGGGCGGCTGGCTGGTCAAGGATGTCAACGGCACCCCGTACTGGGTGGACACCGGCGGGATCGAGAGCGTGGCCGCCTACCGGCTGCGCACGGGGTCCGGGCTGCTGCCCGGCGAGAGGAGCACGCATGCAGACGATCACTGACCAGCTGGTCGCCTCCGGGGCGAAGGGCCTGACCCTGCACTCCCCCTGGGGTGACCTGATCGCACTCAAGGCCAAGCAGGTCGAGAACCGCAGCTGGCCGACCGACTACCGGGGGCTCGTGCTGATCCACTCCGGACTGCGGCACGACGGCTGGGCCGAGCGGGACGAGCACGTCCGCACAGCTCTGCCCGAGGACTACGACCCGGCCGGGAACGCGGGCACGGTCGTCGCGGTGGCCCGGCTCGCCGACTGCCACCGCGACGCCGGGTGCTGCCGCCCGTGGGGCGAGGCCGGTCTGTGGCACTGGGTGTTCGCCGACGTGCACCGGCTCACCACCCCGATCCCGCAGCGCGGGGCGCAGGGGCTCTGGAGCGTGCCCGTCTCGCTGCTGCTCGGCGTCGTCACCGGGGTCGAGCGGGCCGCCAGCGGTCGATAACGCTTCCGTCACAGTCGGGGACCGCCGGAGCGGATGTGATCACTCCGGCGGTCTTCGATCTTCTGATCGCCGAAAGAATCTTGAAAAACTTACAAATCTGCACGTCAGAGCGTTGCAGCAAAGTTGACGAGGTCTCGGTTCTTTGAGATTATTAAATCAGAGCGAAGAACACAGACCAACAACTGAACAAGATCGCCGGTGATAGGGAACCGGACATCCCAGAGATAAGGCCCCCGGAAAGGCTAAGGCTGGGAGGGACGGGAGAGTCGGCGAACCCGATAGGCGTCCATGAGTGAACAAGCCCCGCATACGTGATCACGACGTACGCAGCGAACGCAACGCGGGGCACGTAATGATCGACACCACTCGCACGGACGAAGGAGTCTTCTGATGACCAAGAACTTTGAACTTGTCACCATAAGTGAGACCCAGGCCCGTGTTCTCCGGAGTGCCAGTTGGTACAGCTACGTATGGTTCGCCTACAACGTCCGCAGCAGCTCGTACATGACTTTCCACAAGTTGTATGCGCTGGGACTTATCGAGAGCCCTTTCGCAGGTTCCGCCTTGACGGCCAAGGGAGCGGCGCTCCGTGATCACCTGGTCAAATTCCCGGCCGCCGGAGGATCGGTCATCCTCAACTGGGAGGACTGACTAGCACTGACCCACCAGCCCGGCCGGAGTTCACCGCTCCGACCGGGCACTGTGACCGCAACGCACGACCACCCGAGTGAGGAATACACCATGTCGAACGTCACCGCATCCCAGGCCCGCCTGCTCACCGCCCTCGCATCGTCCACCGCCACCGACCCGATTCTTGTTCAGTGCTCCTCCCTCCGCAGTGCTACACGCATCTACGGGACCAAGGCGACGATGACGACTGCCGTGTCCCTCTGCAACCGGGGCCTGGTCCACTGGGACCACTCGACCAACCTGTTCAACGGCCAGCGCCTGACGCTGACCGACGCCGGGCGCAAGGTCGCTGAGAACCTCTGATCCGCACGACCGCCGCCCGAGCGAGGAGCACGATGACCACCGACCGGAAGACCGCGCACTGCCTCCGCTGCCGTGGACTGCTGACCGACCCCGCGTCGGTCGCCCGGGGCACCGGCCGCACCTGCGCCCGCATCATCCGTCAGCAGGAGACCGCGCTGCGCATCGCTGCCGCCTTCACGACCGGGCAGTGTGCAAGCGCCCGGGAACTGATCGAGGACAGCGCGATCGTGCACATGCGGGCCGACCTCTTCCAGAGCGTCTCCTCCGACGGCACCTCGTTCTACCTGACCGCCGCCCGGGGCAACTGCAACTGCCCGGCCGGACTCAAGTCCCACCTCTGCTACCACCTGCTGAGCGCCCGCCTGCTGCTCGCCGCTTAGGAGTACCGATGATGCCGATCCGCACCGGGCAGGTAGAGGCCGAACGCGCCCACCTGCTGGACATGCGCCTGCGCTGGCAGGCCGACGAGCACGACCAGGCCGGGCAGAAGTGCCTGGCACTGTCCTTGCGTGACCGGGCGGACGCCGCCTGGGGACGCTACCTGAAGATCGGGAGGTATCCGGCATGAACTATCTGCCCATCGCCTGTGACGAATGCGGGAAGCCGCTCCGGGCCGATCTCGACACTCGCGTCCAGTGCTCCGAAGGACACTCGGTTCGGATTGAGGATCTGCGTGCGGAGTACACCGCATTGATCAGGAACGGTGAGTGGGTGACCACCTCTTATTCTCTCGATCCCGCCCTGTACGACTGACACTCGAAAGGAATTGATCATGAACAAGCTGGAGAACGAGGCCACGATGATCGGCAAGTCCCGTGGCTGGGACCACGCCAACTACACCGCCGCCTACGGGGGCGACCCGCACGCCGCGCCCGAGGTGCCCGCACGATACGCCCCGGTGCGGACCTACTTCACCGCCGCCTATGCGGAAGGTGTCCAGCAGTTCCTGGACGACGACCACGACGACTGATCCACCGCACAGCCGGACCGGCCCCGACGCGTGGCGAAGGGGCACCTGGAGAGACGGCATCACACGGCACGCCGTCGAGCGGGGTCCGAATCCTCGCCGGTTCACGCACGACCACCGACCCGAAGGAGCAGCCAATGATCACCAAAGCACAGGCGGAGACCGTCGACATGTTCCACCAGGGCACCTGCTCGGTCACCAAGGGACCCCGGGGCGGCACCACGGCCAACGTCGTCCGTTGGCGTCGCAACGGGTCGACCCAGGCATGGAAGACCCGTCCGAAGGACTTCCGCATCCCCGTCAAGTACGGCATGCGCAGCTACGGCGATATCAACCAGAACAACGCCGTCGACTTCCACACCGAGGCCGACTGCCCGGCCCACCTGATCTGATCACCGACTAGAAGGAGAGCCCAGTGACCAACTCGGTCTGCAGTACCAGGCACGTCGTCATGTGGTCCGGCGGTATCACGTCTTGGGCCACCGCCCGCATCGTGATCGACCGACACGGCCGCGAGAACACCACGCTGCTGTTCGCTGACACCAACTATGAGGACCCGGACCTGCACCGCTGGAACGCGGATGCGGTGGTCAGCCTCGGCATGGATCTGGTGCGTGTCGCTGACGCGCAGGAGCGCAATCCGTGGGACGTGTTCCGCGACAAGAAGTACATCGGTAACACCCGCATCGCTCCCTGTTCGCACCTGCTCAAGCAGGTTCCGTGCCGCGAGTGGCTAGCCGAGAACTGCGACCCGGCAAACACCATCGTCTACGTCGGTATCGACTGGGATGAGACGCACCGGATTCCGGCGATCGCTGCAGGCTACGCGCACACCATTAAGGGCTGCGCGAGCCGCAAGCACTGTCTAGATCTCTTCGGTCCCGGGGGTCGCAGGCAGGGTCCGGGTTGCCGGAACTTGCTGCCGCTCGCCTGGACTTCGGTCGCGCCGCTGACGGAGCCGCCGTTTCAGGACAAGGACTTCTGGATTGCGGAGGCCGAGCGCGCTGGCCTCCGTCCCCCGCGTCTGTACGGCCTCGGGTTTCCGCACAACAACTGCGGCGGGGCATGCATCAAGGCAGGTCAGGCCCAGTGGAAGCGCGTCCTCGAAGTGTTCCCTGAGCGGTACGCCGATGCCGAGGCATCCGAAGAGGCGATGCGCGCGGACCTTGGCAAGGACGTGGCATTTCTGCGGGACCGACGCGGCGGGGAGACGAAGCCGTTGCCACTGAAGCTGCTCCGTACCCGGCTTGAGGCCGATGCGGAGGCCATGCCGGGCCTGTTCGACGCTGATGACTGGGGTGGCTGCGGCTGCTTCACCGAGACCGATGAGATGCCCGAAATAACATGACCAGTGATCACCGACAGCACGACCCCGACCACCAGGGAGAGCACCATGAAGACGATCAACCTGACCGTGAACCAGAAGTTCCGGAGGAGGGAGAGCAGCCGTGGATGACATCGTGCGCGAGGCGAGCGCAGAGGTCCGTATCAATTTGGACCGCAGCGGGCCTGTCCGGAAGATCGAGGACCCGTTCGGTGGTCAGCGCATCGTCTATGGGCTGCGCATCAGGTACGTCCGGGGCAACTGGCGCAACTCAACCGGAAAGCAGGTGGACAGGGCCGACGTCACCGCCGAGTGCCGAAGTGATGCCTTCGCGGTTCTCGGCGACTTCCCGCAATGGCTCGCCGACCTGGTGGAACAGCACCGCCCCGTCGCCCTGCTCGGCTCCGTGCCGAAGCCTGAGGAGCGCTGACAATGGCCTACCAGGACGCGTCCGCTGCTCACGACGGGCCGTGGACGCCGGAGGAGGAAGAGTTGCTCGCTGCCAGCGTCCCGCAGGCACAGAGTGCGCGGGTGGGTGATCTCCAGGCGCTGCACGAGGCGTACCGGCCGACGTCACTGGCCGGGTACACCCGGGGCGACCAGCTCCGGTTCGAGGCGATGGACCGGGAGGTGAAGCGCCGGGACGGCCTGTTCGCCGCACTCATGGAGATCCTGCCGACCTATACCCGGGGCAGCGGGGCGTTCGTGCCGCTGCGCGACCAGGGCCGGGCCATGGGACCGGTCGCCGACTCAGCCAGTGAACGGAGGCTCCGCCGGATGCGGGACGACCTGCCCGCACTCAGGGCTGAATACGAGATGGTCATGGAAGCGTCCAGGACCTGCAACCTGACCCGGGAGACCCGGACCCGGGTGTTCAACCACCTCCACGCACTCCGGAACATGATCCGCATCTGTGACGCAGGGAGGCCGTTCTGATGGCCGGAACACCGCTGCGCCTGTGCGGCGGCTGCAACCGCAACTTCCTGACCTGGGCAGCGAACCGGCCCGGCACGGACATGTACCTGTGTCCGGCGTGCACGGCGAAGCTGCCGCAGTGGGACCCGCAGCCATGGGCACCCCGCGAGATCGGCCGCCGTCTCGTCAGTGACGAGTGCTCACTGACCACCGACAAGCGCCGCCACCGGGTGATCGCCCGGGACGGGGACGCGGTCACCGTGGCACGGTACCTGTACCCCGGGCTCGGTACGCCGTTCACCGTCCGTCTGTCCGCTACCGTGCCCGTCGTCTTCGGGCAGTGAGGGGTGACCATGACCACCAACACGGTCTTCCTGATCGCCGCCGCCGCGTGCTTCGCGGTCGGCGTCGTCCTCTGGGCCTGGGGGACGCTGCGATGACCCGTGAGCTGACCCGGAGGGGTGAGAGCTGATGCTGTCGAACACCAACCGGGACCGCAGGGACGAGGCGAACCCCGATCTGGCGTGCACCGCCTGTCGGGGCATCCTGCGCTGGTACGGCCACGGCGGTGTCGGCTATCTGCACATCCATGTGAGTGGTCCGTCCCGGGGGAAGTTCTTCGGGACGGACCACCCGGTCCCTGAGAACCAACGGCACAATCCGAGAAAGGACCACCGGTCATGAGCGTCCCGAAGCGCCGCAGGGACTACGCGAGCAACGCCCGCAAGCGCCCGGCCAAGCAGTCCGGGTGCACCTGGTGCGGGGCGGACACCGACCACGTGTCGATGTACTGCTCCGACGCCTGCCTCCAGGCCGACATGGAGGGGATTGAGGACCGCCCGCCGGTCACCGTCCTCGCCTTCAACGCGGCCGGGTGCTCGGACGAGTACCTGGCCCGGAAGTGGAGCTGACCATCGAGCACGCGGGCTCCTGCGGACCGTCCCGTGGGGGCTTCCGCGTGTGCTACTGCACCGGGCCCTGCTGCCGGAGAGAGGTGCACGGACTGCGCGTGTGCGTCTGCCCCGGCTGCCGGGCCACCCCGTCCTGTGCGGGCCACCGACAACGAGAGGACCACTGATCATGGACGTCACCGATCTGGAGATCAAGCGCCGCTACCGCAGCGTCCGGGAGCCGGACAGGCTGGTCGAGGTGACCCGCATCTGGGACAAGGGAGCCGGGACCGAAGACGTCGGTGTCGCCTACGACATCGTCTCCGACCGCAAGGGTGCCTACCGGCCGGGGTCCTACTTCAGTGTCCTGCGCATCGGCCTGTTCCTGGAGCTGTACCGGCCCGCCTGACCCAACGAGAGGACAACTGGTATGAATCACGACGAGGTAGCCGTTCGGCAGCGGTACCGGTCGGTCATAGACCGGGCTCATCTGGTGAAAGTGACCCGGGTGTACATCCGGGGCGGACGCCTGAACGTTGAGTACGACATCGTTGCCGACTCCGAGAACAGGTATGCACCCGGCACCCACGGCAGCGTACTCAGCATGACCGATTTCGCCGAGCTGTACCGACCCGCCTGAGCGACGGCAGCCACCGCCGCAACCCGGCAGCGGCCCACCCCGCTGCCGGGCACCCGCAGCCTCCCCGGGATGCCGCCTGCCCGGGAAGGCTGCCGCCACGTCCACCGACCGAACCGACCACCGAAGGGAACCGCCATGGCCGCCACCGTGCGCCAGGAACTGGAGCAGCACCTGATCAACTGCGGCAACTGCCTCGGAGACATCGACGCCGGAGGCAACATCGTCCCGGTCAGCCTGTGCAGGACCGGGCGTCGGCTGCACTTCGCCTACGCCTGGGACCTGGACGTCCAGGACGCCGTCCTGTCCGCCATGGAACGCGACCTGGCCGGGGGCACCGCATGAAGATCCTGATCAACATTGAGGTGCTGCTGCCGGACGACGAGGACAGCCTGGAGTTCTGGGCCGAGTTCGCCGACCGCCCGGTCCCCCGCGTGGGGGACGCCGTCCAGTTCGACCTCGCCCATGACTTCGTGGTCGAGCGCGTCCAGTACGTGTTTCCGGCGGAAGGCGCGGCGGACGCCGGACCCGAAGTCTGGCTCTACTGCGTCCAGGGCGAGGTCGAGTCCGGCATGGGCTGCACCGTCGCCACCTACCGCGAATACCTGGCCAGATTCGCTGCTGTCAGCTGGGAGCAGTGACATGACCGTCTACTCGATCCTGATGGGCCTGAACGGCATGTGGGGCGCGTACCTGGCCGGGAAGGCGAAGCCGCGCGGCTGGGCGATGCTCTTTCTCGGCCAGGTGCTCTGGCTCGGTTACGAGGTGATGGGCTGGGCCACGCTGAAGTGGCTGATCCCCAGCACGCTCGGCTACCTGGCTGTCTACATCGTCAATTACCGGCGGCTGCGCCGGTCCCGAGCAGAAGAGGACACCTGACCATGCCCATCCGCTACAGCCACAAGACCACGATCATCCCTGGCCTGCTGGCCATGCACGTCAACAAGGAATCGCACAGCTGGACCTGGGGCAACGCGCTGATCGGGCACCTGACCCTCTCCAGTAACGGCACCCGGACCTACTCCCACGTCCTGCTCGGCGGGGCCAGCTACCGCAGGACGAGCCGGAGGCAGCCGTGAGCCACTACGCATACGCCTACGCCTACGTCGAGAACTGCTGAGCGCAGCACGGTGGGAGCCGTTTCACGTGAAACGGCTCCCGGCCACGGGTGCTCAGCCCGCACGACCAACGACCGAGAGGAACCGCCATGTCCGACACTTACGCCATCCGCACCGATCGCCTCCGCCCGGGGGACGTCATCGTGGAGCGGGAGCACACGTTCACCCGCCGTACCGAGGTCGTCATCCTTCCGGCCCCGGTCACGATCAACTACGGCCCGCTGACCGTGGACGTCTTCGAGGTCAGCGGATTCGACAACGCCCACGGCACGGACCGCAAGGTCCGGTTCGTCGCTCCCGGGTCGCGGCTGTGGTCCGTCGCCCGGTGACCGGGCTCCCGCTGTCCGCCATGGAGCTGTTCATCCTCCAGCGCATGGCGCTGGGGGACACCTACACCGAATCGGGCAGGCGGTGGGGGACGACCGGGAGGAGTGCGGGATTCGCCGGGTACCGGGCCATCCACAAGCTCGGTGCCCGGAACATCGTGCACGCCGCAGTCATCGCCCTGACCACCGGTCTCATCCACCCTGAGGAGTGCGGGACGGTCCGGACCTACTACTGGCACAAGGCGCACGGCGAGAAGCCGTGCACCGCCTGCAAGGCCGCGCGCGGGGACCACGACCGGCCACTCGCCTACTACCGCCGAAAGGACCAGCAGTCATGACACGCAAGCCGAAGGACATGCCCGACCCGGTCACCGATCCCGAGGCGTTCGACGCCTGGGCCACGGAGCTGGCGAAGGAGACAGCGAAGTCGGCCCACAAGAGCCGCGTCGTGAACAACTCCGGGATCATCAACACCGGAACAATGATCAACGTCCAGAACGGCGGAGGTGACCAGCGGTGAGCTGCAAGCGCTGTCCGCACGGGTACGAGACCCTGGTCCGCCTGCCCTACCACGGGGCCCGCCGGGACAACGGCCCGGCCGCCGACGCCATCGCCGAGATGACGGGCGACGGCGCGCACGTCCACCACAACATGGACACCGACAACTTCGACGTCGTCCGGCCCCTGAGCGACCCCGGTCTCCGGCTGCGGGCGCACCCGTGAGCAGGCCGGTCTGGACCCATCGCGTCCTCCTGGCCTATGAGCCGGGAGCCAGCCCTGTGCATCTGGCCAGGCAGCTGCCCGGCACGCGGTGGATGGTCACCGCCTGCGCCGTCACCGCCTCGCGGATCAGTTGGCACGACTGGATCAGCGACGACACATCCGAGCCCGCCACCTACCGGGACTGCCTCGCCGTGCAGGCATCCCTGCAGAACGGCCGGGTCCGGGAGAACACACGCCGGAACTGACCACCGACGAACAGAGAGGAAACGACCGTGCCGCACATCGACTCGTACAGGATCAGGGAGGTAGGTACCCGGGCCGGTCTGCGGATCGGCCCCCACTACCGCACCCCGCAGGACGACACGGCGCTGGTCGCCGTGTCCCGCTCGGCCTCCGACACCGGGATATCGTTCCTGCTGGAGCGCGACCAGGTCGCCCCGCTGGCCGACTTCCTGGCCAGCGGCGGCCAAGTACTCGCCTGGGAGACCGCGTCCCGGACCCTGACCGTCCACCGCTCCGGCGGTTCCTGGCGGTGGTCCGTCGGGAGCAGCACCGTCGACGGGTCCTCGCGCAGCGTCTGCCTGGACCGGGCGCAGATGCTGGAGCTGGCCGACTGGCTCTCGCACATCGACGCCTTCGGCTGGGCCGGATGGAAGTCGGGTGTATCCGCATGATCCAGGCGTACCCTGCGGCCAGGACCCCGCTGCAGGAGGCGCTGTGATCCACGACATCCTGATCTGGTTCGGTGTCACCAACGGCTCCGGCCACGCCTACCTCGCGTGGTCCGGTGCGGGGTCCGATATAGGGGAGATCACCATCATCGGTGGTCTCGCCATGGTCCTGCGGAAGCACAACTGCGAAGTGAGCGGCTGCTGGCGGCTCGGCCGCCACGACACGGCAGCAGGGCACACGGTCTGCCGCAGGCACCATCCGGACGGAGCACCGACCCACGCGGACATCGTGGCCGCACACCATGCCGCCCTAGCGGCGGCGCGGGACTCCTCACAGTAACCGCATCATCTCGAATCCCCCGGACCCCGGGATTCCCCGGCACCCCGCGAGCCAGCACACTCGTGCCAGGTGCACCTGTCCACCGGCCCGAGGGGACCACATGACCATGGCCGCGCACGTCCCGCCCGTCCGCATCCCGGCCTGGGAGGACTCCGCGCTCTGCCGCAGAGCGACGCCGGAGCAGATCGAGGCCGATTTCTTCCCGCTCATGGAGACCGAACTCCGGGCCCAGCGCACCTACGACCGCTGGTGCGGCGAGTGCCCGGTGATACATGAATGCCTGACCAGGGCACTGCTGTGCCACTCCGAGGGCATCTATGCCGGGACGACCACCGGCACCCGCACCAAGCTGCTGAAGCGCCGCAGCCGGGCCAGGTGCCCGGTGCCGGGATGCCACGCGGCTGTCGACATAGAGATCACTGACCCGAGGGATGGAGAGATCATGCTGTCCGAGGTATGCCGCTGCTGCGGTGCGTCCTGGAAGGCCGACGGCCCGCCCGGCTCCAAGCCGGTGGCCCTGAGACTGAGCACATCCCCTGCGGTGGAGCCGTGAGCGCGGCCTACACCGCCGCCGATCTGGCCGACCACGCCGACCGGCTGACCGAGCTGCTGGAGGCCAAGCGCGAGCAGTGCATCCAGGCCAGCCCGCAGTACACGATCTGGATCAACTGCCAGATCAAGGCGTTGTCCGAGCGGCTGGCAGAGATCGACCGCCAGTGCCGCGTCCTGCAGCGGAAGACCCCCCGCGCTGGATAGCCAGCGCTTCTGCCCAGACCTCAGCCCATCGCCACGCATGATCACTAATCCTGAGCCCGTCTGTGGCTGCCCGACCCTGGTCGGACAGCTCCAGGCGGGCTCTTTCATTTGTCCGCAGCAGATTGATCTTGGAGTACCAGGTGCGCGGCCGATCGGCCAGCAGGCCCACCCCGAGTGCGTGCAGCCGGACGTAGTCCTCACGCGGGGACATCACACACGGCACACCAGTCACTGCCATCTCCATCGGCTTGAGCGCCGATTTTCCGGCGTTGAATTTCGTGTCCGCCAGCGGGGCGATGCCGATGCCGAGCCGGGCCACGGCGGCGGGCCACTCGGCCATGTCGATGATGTCCCCGCCGGGCGGGTCCTTCAGCAGCCCGAACGCCTCGCCGCATCCGGCCGGACCGCCCACGATGCGGAACTGCGCACCCTCGTTGACCAGCCGGGCCACGGCCCCGCCCAGGACCGAGGGGTCGTCCGGGTGGGAGACCAGGGTAGCGGGCCAGCCGATCACCTCGCTGTCGGTGCGCGGCAGGCCGTAGTAGTGGTCCGGCAGGAAGTTGGGGATCACCCGGCCCCGGCCGTGCTGGGCGTAGACCTTCAGCAGCGCGGGCGTGGTCGCCGTCACCAGGGTTGCGTCCCGGCACGCTTGCGCGAGGTAGGTCCAGGAGTGCCGCTGCTGCCTGCCGCGCTGCTGCGGGACCCGGGTGTGCCGGGGATGCAACTGCTCGTACGCCGGGTTCCGGGGGTGGATCGAGGACAGGTCGTCGTCCACGTCCACCACCACGGCGACCCCCTTGCCCCGCAGGATCGAGACGGCCTGGCACAGCCAGGGGTGGGTGAGCCGCTGGAAGACCACCACGTCGGTGTCGTCCGTGGTCATCAGGACGTCGGAGACGATGTTGTCCGCACCGACGATCAGTTTGATGTCCCGGCCGCTGGGCTCGATCACCTCGACGTCCAGGCCCTGGGCCTGCAGCGCGCGGGCGGGCCAGGTCAGCCGGAAATGCCCACACGCGAAGACATCCGCCGGGTAACAGGTGACACGCATGTTCAGTCCTTACACGGCGGGGTTGGCAGTGGCGTGCCCGGCAGCGAGCCCGGCAGTGGCGACGACGACTGGCACCGGCTGGGGGGCGACGACCGGCTCCGGCGGGTACCGACCGGCCAGTGCCGTGTCCAGCTCGGCCAGGAGTTCGCTGTCAGTGATCACGCCGCTGTCCACCAGCAGCTTGATCAGAATGGATACGATGAACAGCACGCTGACCACGGCGACCCGGATCGACTGGCTCTCCATCGCCAGGTCGACCCCGAGCGAGGCGGAGAACTTCTCGACGGCGGGTCGCAGCACGCCGCCGTACTGCCCGATCGTGGTCACAGCGGGATCACCGTGATCCACCGGTCGGAGAAGGTGCCGGTACCAGAGCCGACCCGGTAGGCAGCCGTGAACGTGTTGCTGCCCGCCGTCAGTCCGGTGAACAGGCCGAACCAGCCACTGCGCCCGCCCTGGGTACCGAAGTTGCCGCCTGCGCTGGTGTCGTCCACCGCACTGATCGAAGACGCGCCGGAGACCTCGAAGCTCATGACAGAGCTGACCGTTCCGGAGTTCTGGCTGGCGCAGTAGACACTCACCAGGGCGTGCTGACCGGTCGTGACGGTGACTACCGGTCCGCTGGTCGTCGTCAGATTCGTCGTGTAGGTGGCCGAGGTCGTGGTATCGCTGGTTGCCACTTCCTGGGCGGCGATGGTCCGGGCGGCCAGGGCGTTGGCCCCGGTGGCCACCAGGATCTGGGCCCCTGCGGAGACCAGGGCGTTGCAGGAGGCGTTGAAGTTGTCCCGGACGGAGGCGTTCCATTGCGCAGCCGTCAGGATGGCTCCGGAAACCGCAGTCAGCGGCGCGGTCCACGCAATCTTGATCACCTCCTTCCGGATAAGTCGGTCTCAGGGGTTGGCGGTACCGGACGCCTTCGCCGTTCCGGTCCTGACCGTGGCCGACCGGGACGCCGTCGGGGACGCCGTCGGGGACGCCAGCCTCCCCTCCAGTTCGAGCAGCCGGGCCTCCAGTGCGGCGACCTGGGCGGCTAGCGCAGCGGTCTCCTGTGCGGCCCTGGCCCGTATCTTCTCCTCGGTGCTGGCGACCGCCGCCTCCAGGCGGGCCTCCATCGCCTGGACAGCTGCCTCGATCGTCTGTGCGTTCACGCCCATGTCTCCACTCCCCTGCCTCGTTCCGGACGGTGCCAGGATGTCACGTCCGCGCCCTCCTGCCGTCCGGGACGCCGTGCGCCTCGTTCTCGGCCCGCAGGTCGGCGATGCTCTGGCCGTGGGGAACATGAAATGCCACGGCTACCGGGTGGTCCGCCGGGTACCAGTTGCGGGTGCCGGGTACGGGCCGCTGATGCAGGACGGCCATCGCGGCAGTAGCGAACCGCTGGGACGGCCAGCTGATCTCCGCCGAGGCGTTGCACTCCGAACAGCGGAACAGCAGTCGGGGAACGTCCCGGGGGTTGTCCGGTCCGACCGGCAGGTGTGGCCTGCGCAGAGCGAACAGGAACTCAGTGTCCGCGCAGTCCGGCCGTACGCAGTCGGCTACCCATTCACCCCGGTAGACGTAGGCGCGTGCTTCCACGGTGCTCACATCCCGAAGACGTTGGTGTTGAACAGGCCGTTAGTGGCGCTGTTGAAGATGAACACGTTGGCCGGGTTGTTGTACAGGGGGTCCTCGTTCTGCTGCTCACAGGCGAGCACCACGGCATGGACCGGCGGGACCCCGAGCTGGTTCATGCGCTGGATCGTGTGGGCGACGTTCTCCACGTAGTAGGTGTTGTCGGAGCCCAGCTCGTCGTTCTGAATGGCCACCAGATCGGAGATCGTCCGGCTGATGACGTGGGTGTAGTGGCCCGGGTCGCCGCTCACCAGCCGCATGGAGATCGTCGGCACCCGCTGCGCGTACCGGCGGACGATCAGTTCGGCGATGGCCTGGGCATCCCACAGCCCGGCCCACGGGCACGGGTTCTGGTAGTCCTGCTCGCCGTGTTCACCGATGCTGGTCAGGTCCTGGTAGACCACATTCAGGGTCTCGGTGACCGGGATCGGGTAGGCCTGCAACTGGAGTCCGGACAACTGGACGACCGACCCGGTCGCCGTATAGGTGATACTGACCGCTGCACCGGATGTCTGGCTCAGGCTCACCGCCACGGTACCTGACCCGATCACGGTGTAGTCGACTCCCAGTTGCGGCACGACGGCTCCGGTGAACGGGTCGGACGTGGTGACGATGAGCACGTACGGCGTTCCCGGGGTGACCGTGATCGTGTCGGTAGACGACCAGACCGGGCCGAGGACCCCGGTCGGGGCCCGCTGGGTCACGCTGAACTGCACACTGTTCAGGATGGCCAGCCAGCCGTGGTCGTAGGTGAACGGTGGCGTGAAGGTCAGTGCCGTGACCGGCGGGGTTCCGCAGCCGGGCGGGTCCGTGATCTCGGGTGTGTAGAAGGAGCCCTGCACGTTCTGGCTCGCCGCGTACAGCGCCCGGTGGCTGCGGTCCCGGAAGGTGAAGGTCCCGTCGGGGGCCACGTAGGCGATCGACGGCGGTCCCTCGGACTGGATGATGTCGTTGATCGCGTTCCCGGCCGCGTAGGCGCTCAGCCACCAGTACGGGAGGTAGCTGACTCCCGGGTCGATCGACGTCGGACCCGTCCAGCCGACGGCGTCCAGTATGTAGTTGATCGCGTCCCCGGTCCGCAGTCCGGTGTAGAGCGGTGTCGTAATCAGGTTGTTGGTCCAGAACTGCTCGTCGTCGCTGACCGTGAAGTCGACGGTGCGGTTGCCCCAGTCGACGTTCACCGTGTAGTTGTTGATCCGGCCGTGCAGGATGTCCGTGGTCGCACCGTTCCAGGTGGTCTGCAGGGACACAGTGCGGGCAGCGTCCAGGTTGCCGTACAGCGGGGAGTCGGACCGCTCGGGGGAGTAGGTCCGGGCGGTGTTGTTCAGCGAGAACGCACCCTGCCCGAGAGAGGCCGGAGTGGTCTGGCGGTAGGTGTCCCGGCCGTAGCTGTAGGTGATCCCGCCGCTGAGCAGGTCCGGCAGGGCGAAGTCGAGTGGCGGGACCGAGTTCATGTTCTCGGCCCCGGTGGGGTCCATGAGCATGAGCCCGTAGACATAGAAGACGTTGGACGGTCCCGGCGTACCGCTGGCGCGGGCGTACACCTCGGCCTGGGAGGAGGACGACGGCGCGGTCAGTGGCGCGGTCAGCCGGGTCCATTGCCCGGCCGGAATCGCCGTGCTGCTCCCGGCACTCCCGGACAAGAGCGTTCCGGACGAGTTGTACCAGTTGGTTCCTACCTGGATGCCTGCCGCCCACCCGCCGGGAGAGTAGACCCAGCAGTCGCCGGTGTAGGAGTTGGAGGGGACGATCGTACCGGTTGCCGTGTGTACTGCTCCGTTGACCCCGCAGGTACTGAACCCGCCGGTCGGCAGGACTTCGATGCACGGCACGGCGGGCTGCGTCGGAGCATTCTTCACCCAGTTGATTGAGCACTGGAAGGACTGCCAGCCGGAGGCGTCGAACAGCATGTAGGGATTGGCAGTGAGCACGTTCCCGGCGGCGGTGAACCCGGCCTGCTCCCAGTCGATGCCGAGCACGTAGGTCGGCATCGCGGAGGCGTTGCACAGGTTCCACTGCGGGACCAGGTACGGAGTCCCGCCCAGTACGGTCCCGGTGGCAGTGGCGACTCCGGGATGGGCGGTCGTGGACGGCATGTCAGACCCCCGGGATCAGGCCACGGAGGCGGCCGTGCTGCTTGGCGTCCTGGAGCGCGGAGATCAGCCAGTTCTGCAGCTCGTGCCTGCTGCCGACCGGTCCGTGGAAGTGGGCGTGCACGTGCAGTTCCCCGCCGCCCGCCGACTGCCCGGGGCCGAGCACCCGCTCCGGCCGCCCGGTGCCGTTGTTGGCGATCGAGCGGCCGACGGGGAGGTAGCCGCCGGAGTCGTACCAGTTGTTGCTGTTCCCGGTCAGCATCGGCTGACGGTCCTGGCGCATGGTCCACGAGCCGAGTTCCGTGGTTGCGCACCACACGGACTCGGTCCCCGCGTCCCCGGTCCGGATGCTCTCACCGCCCAGGAACGGCTTCGCCTCCCGGATGGCCACACCGGTCCGAGGAGTTGTGCAGCCCAGATTGCTCCGGCCGCTGCGCTTCCACTCGGTCATGGCAGGGCGCTTCCCGCTGAGGTAGACCGCCAGGACGATGGCGTCCTGCTGCGCACCGTCCGCCTGCGAGTAGCTCTTCCCCCCGGAGTAGTGGCCCTTCCCCAGAATCGGCCCTTCCTGGATCTTCGTCACGCCTTCCGCCCCGAACACCCCGCGTAGGAAGGCTTCCCGCTGCGGCTCGGACAGCGATAGGACGAAGGGGACCGGATCGGCATGGTCGTACCCACTGCGCCTGAGCAGTTCCGCCGACCACGGCCGGTGAAACTCCCAGGTGGTCAACGGGAGTCCCGGCTCCCCACTGGGCTTTGTCATCGGGCGCACGGTACGGGTGAACGGGAGTCCGGACACCAGCGACTCGATCGCCTTCACGTGTTCCGGCTTGGACTGACCGAGCCGAATGGACGGCCGGGACCCGCGAAGGGTCCGCCAGTGCGTGCTGTTCGGCGTACGACTCTTGGGCTTGATCACCCAGCCGTCGCCCAGGACCCATCCCAGCAGCTCGGCTTCCTGCAAACTGACCGAGGCGTTTTCACCGACATCCGACGGTGCGGCGAGTCGAAGGGTGTGCCGAGTGGTGATCTTCTGTGCTTCCACGAAGACGTCATCAGTCCGGAATTCGTTCTTGGTGCGTCCGCCAACACCCTTCCGGCCGACGTGCTTGCGGTGGACCGCCACCCATCGGTGGTGCGGAGTGCACACCGCGTGCCATGTCTTGTTGGTGAGTCGGACCACTGGGACGTCATCATACCGGTGAATGTCCGTGACCCGGGTCCACTCATTGCGTTCGGTCCCGGGGTTGTACCCGACCGTCATGTCTCCGATCTGGACGTTCTCGTAGGTCAGCCATCCGCGCTGTGTCAGAATCTCTACACTCAACGGTACGCACATCTCGTGGGACCAGGCAGCACCCGGAGAGCCGTACCTCCCGGCGATGTAGCCCAGGCCCCAGCGGATCTGGGTCTGGTAGTTGCTGTGCCAGTCGGGTCCGGCGGATGCCATCTTGTCGGCCGGAAGCGCCTGAGGAATCCCGTAGGCCCCACTGGATGCATTGAGTGCGTTCCAGCGCCAACCGCTTTCCTGGTTCCACAGCTTGATCAGCGGGCCCATCTGGTTGCTGCTCCAGTAGTACCGGCCGAGCAGGCTCTGGGCGTAGTTCTGCGCCGCGCCTGCCGCGACGCCGGAGAAGCCGCCGTTGTTGTTAAGTCCGGAGTTGGCCGATGCGGCTGCGGTGACCGCCGCGTAGATGCTGGCCGCGTTGCTCTGGGAGAACGCCTGCGTCCACGCGGCGATATCCCGGGTCACCGTGTTCGAGGTCGGCTCGGTCACGTGGACGCCGACCGCGCCGCCGACGGAGAACTTGCCGATCCTCCCGGCCTTCACCATCTGGCGCAGGGTCAGCATGGCCTGCTGACCGCCGAGCGCGTTGACCTCGTCCGCCGTCCAGACGTGCTCGCCCTTCGAGAGCCAGGTTAGGTTCGAGTCGGAGGTGGCCGTGCCGATCCCGCCGACAGGCCCGCCGAACGCCAGGCCGGGCAACCCTTTCTTGTTGCCCGCCGTCGCCGCGTTGTTGAAATCGACGGAGAGGTTGACTGTCTTGTTCTGGATTCCGCCCAGCGAGGCGTTGACCGATGCCCGGAAGTTGTCGAACGCCTTCTCGGCGGACTTGAGCTTGCCGCCGACTCCGGGCACCCAGCCGAGCATGTCGGACGCACCGTGGAGTACGTCGCCGACCATGGTCATGAAGCCGTTGACGATGAACCGCAGCGCAGGCTCGATGCCGTTGGTCCACAGCCACATGAACGCTGATTCGATCGGGTGGATCACGTCGTTGAACAGGAAGTTGTATGCCCCCAGGGCAGCGCTCTGAATGACGTGCCATGCGCTGACAAAGAAATTGACGAACGGCCCGGCAAACCAGTTACCGATATTCAGGAAGAAATTGACGAACGGCCCGGTGAACCACCGTCCAATACTCAGGAAGAACCCGACAAAGGGACCGGTGAACCAGTTACCAATACTCAGAAAGAAATTGACAAAAGGTCCCGTGAACCATCTTCCGATATTCAGAAAGAAATTGACAAAAGGTCCTGTGAACCAACGACCGATGTCCAGGAAGAACCCGACGAAGGGACCGGTGAACCAGTTCCCGATACTCAGGAAGAATCCGACGAAGGGTCCCGTGAACCATCTTCCGATATCGATGAAGAAGTTCACGAAAGGACCGCTGAACCAGCGGCCGATATCCAGGAAGAAGTTGACGAACGGCCCCGCGAACCAGTTGCCGATGTCAATGAAGAAGTTGACGAAGGGCCCGGCGAACCATTCGCCGATGCTCTCCATGATTGACCTGAACAACTGGCTGTGGGTCCACGCATACGCGAATCCTGCCGCCAGGGCGGTAAGCCCGAGCACCACCAACATGATCGGGTTGGCGTCCATGACAAGATCCAGCGCGCCTTGGGCGATCGTCTGCAACTTGGTCGCCACTGTAACGATCCCGCACCACAGATTGTAGATCTTGAGGGCGATCCCACCAGCGATCATTTGGATATTGAGCAGTAGCAGGCCCGCAGTAAACACACCGATGGTGATGGCCAGCGAAGTGATCAGCGTCTTGTTCTGGGCCAGAAAACCAGTGAGCCCCCGGAACGCCGGACCGATCACATTGTTCAGGGTCACGCCTACCAAGGACAGTGCCGGGCCGAGAACATCTCCCACCAACTGCGCCAGCGGGGAGATCATCTGAAGCAGCGGGTTGATGAAGATCGTCAGATTCCGGAACGAGGGGATCACAGTGTTGTCGATGAAATTCGCGGCGATCTTGAACGCACCGGTCACGATCGGCATACCGACCGAGACGACAGTCTGAATCACGCCGAGCACGTTGGAGAAGACACCCCCCACGGCTGGGAGCCCCTTGGTCACGATCTCTTTGATCACCGTGACACCGGTGGACATGATCGACTCTACGCCTTTGAACGCTATGGACGCGATGGAGCCAATCGAGGCGAACGAGGAGCTGAACTCCTTCGTCAGCTGTGAACCCATGCTTGCCGCCGGATTGGCCACCGATGTCGTCGGCATGAGGGACTTGTTGACCCCGCCCCGGTTCAGGGTCATGGCCGGAGCCATCTGCGCTTTGGTCGTCGTCCCGAAATTGCTCTTGAAAAACCCCCCCATGACCTGGGTCAGGGTGTTGAGCCCGGACTGGATCGCCTTGGTGGGGATCATGTTGACCATGGCAGTGGTGACCCGGCTCGCGGAGGGGATCAGGGTCGTGTTCAGGAAGGTCACGAACGCGGTGACCGGCGGGAGCAGCGCCTCACCGACCTTGATCCCGAAGTCCTCCAGATTGGTCTTCATCATCGCGAACTGAGCCGACAAGGTCTTCTGCTGCGCGGCCACAGCGGCGGGCAGGTCTCCAGCAGTCTTGTTGATCTGCACTAGCTTGCCCTGGAGCACACTGTAGTTCTGGACCAAGGCCTCGATGGTCGAGGCCGACTTACCGCCGCCGAACGCCTTGGACAACAGGATGCCCTGCTGGGACAAGGACAGGCCCGACTTGTCCAGTGCCGCCTTCAGCAGGCCGATGGTGCCGACCAGCCCGGCGGGGGAGCGCATCTCGTTCGCCATCTGTAGCCCGGTCAGGCCGATCGTGGCCAGCTGCTTGGCCGCTGTCGCCGACGGAGCGGCCAATAGCGAGAATGAGGTCTTGAGCCGGGTGGCCGCCTCCTCCGCCCCCTGGCCGGAGTCGGTCATCAGCGCCAGGGCCGCACCTACCTGGTTGAGCCCGATACCGAAAGTTTTCGCCGCCGGAAGGATGCCTGTGCCGACTGCGCCGACGAATTCGGTCATGGTCATGTTGCCTGCGCCGATGATGGCGTTGACCGTCCCGGCCGCTTCACCGAAGGTCTGTGCACCCTTGATGCCGGAGCGCCAGGCACCGGCCAGAGCGTTGGTCGTCGCCTCCAGGTTCGACCCGCCGACCGAGGCCAGGTCGGATGCGACCTTCAGGTCCTTCATCGCCGTAGTGTTGTCGAGTCCGACCGACTTGAGGTGGTAGAGCGCTTCGGCCAGCTGGTCGGGCCCCTGTTGGGCCGTGGACAGATTCAGCACCGCGTTGCTCAGCACCTTGACGTCGGCCGCCGACCCGCCCGCCTGAGTCTGGATCTTCAGCATGGCGTTGTTGAAATCGTTGGCCATGTGCACGGTGACGGCCGCTGCCGCACCGACGGCCAGCACGGCGGTGGCGGCCCCGGCCAGGCCGATGCCCACCTTCCCCAGGGACGTCTCGGCGTCGGCGGTGTCCGCCGTGATCGCGATGTAGCCGATCCCGAGCAGGGTCCCCTTGCCGATGCCGAGCGCCATCAGTCCACCGTCCTAGTCGAGCACGACGCCCATGGACGCCAGGAAGGAGTCGGACGCCTCCTCGTCGGAGACCCACCACGCCGGAGCGCTCGGGTCGCGCGTGTCGGCCTTCTGCTCCTGCTCCCGGCTGATCCGCCACACCGACACGGAGAGGCTGTTGTCAAACTCCTGGTGTACCGCGTCCAAGGTCTTCCCCTCCTCCGCCGACAGGCCCTCTTTGATCGTGAAGTAGACGACGTTCAGGAAGCGGTCGAAGGGGAGCTGACGGAGATCAACTCCAGCGGCGGAGTGCTTCCCGTCGAGCTGGTGCCAGATCCCGGGGCGGGTGGCCCATCCGAGGAGTTCCCGGATGGCGGCGTAGGGCGCAGCCCGTACTGCTCGAACAGCCACCCGGAGACGTCGTCCAGCTGCTGCAGGTCGATGCCGTTGGTCTTGCTGGAGAGCCGGGCCACGAACCGCTGGTAGGAGACCGGCTCCAGGGTCAGTTCCAGCAGTTCGCGGTATGCCCCGTACTGCGCCTTGGTGTCGGCACCCGCCAGCTCCTGGAGCTTGACCGCAGCATCGATCAGGTCGTCAGCCGGGATGGTGTCGTACGCGGTGAACGTGTCGGGGTCGATCGTGAACTCGATCGGCTCCCGTGCCTTCGAGAAGTCCTTCTTCGCCATGCCGACCACGGTAGTTCCGAGTCGGTCATGATCCACCCGGAGCTACATCCCGCCGATCGTCATCGCCTTCGCCATGAAAAAATTCGGATGCGTGCCTGGGTGGTTGACCCTCATCGCGAACACGGTGCCCCCGCCCATGACGAACCGCAGGGCTTTCTTGTTCGACGGCATGATCACGTGCGGCCGGGTGCCCTTGGACACGAAGATGATCGCCGGGTGGTCGCAGTACACCGTGACCGTGGTCCCGGTCAGCACAGACCCGGCCACCGTCAGATGCACGTAGCTGCCCATGGTCCCCGGGGCCAGTTTCTTGGCGGCCTCCTCGATCCGCTTCCCGCGCTCCGCCAGGTTGCGCCCGACCTCCCCGGTCGGTGAGCGGAACATCTTCCGGATCGCCACCCGGTCCCAGTCGATCTTTATGTCAGCCACGGGGCATCGCCACCGCCACGCGCAGTTCCACGCCGACACATCCGCCCTCGGGACCCTGCGGCGACACTGGACCGACCACGTAGTCCCAGATCGCGTCGTCGCCCTTGAGCTGGCACATCAGGTTCGTGGTCCCGGACAGCACGGCGTAGGCGTCCGACGCCAGGATCTGCGCCGCCGTCTGCTGCGCACCCTCGGACGGGTATATGGTGCTGCTCGCACCCGCGCTGGGTGAGGGGGCGCACCGGATGATCTGGATCACGATCTCCGTGCCCTCCATGACCGGCGGGCAGTTGCCGTACGGCAGTCCCTCCGGCTCCGGGAAGTCGTTGGTCAGGTACACACTGCCGACCGAGACGGCCAGCATGCCGCAGTCGCAGGCGTCCCAGGGGATCGTGCCGGGCACGACGCAGGCTCGGTCCACATCCGAGGTGAGCAGGTCCTGGATGGTGGTCACCAGCGTGCTGGCGATGCTGTAGTACTTCATCGCCCCGTACAGCGGCAGCGTCACGTGTCGGTCCTCCGGACGAAGGGCCGGTCGATGTTGTAGACCCGGGCGCGGGCGGTGAGCCGGTTCGGGTTCTCCGCCGCCAGGAAAAGGTCGCACAGGTAGAGCCCGGTCCGGCCCTCGGTCAGGAGTTCGTTGATGTCCGGGAAAGTGATCGACACACCCTGCCGGACGAGCCCGGTCACTGTCGACGGCAGGCCGCAGGAGTCGTCCCCGGTCGCTGCCTTCAGGATCTCGTAGGCCAGTTCCCCGACCGCGAACTGCGCGCTGATCGGCACCGCGAGGCCCACGTCTGCGGTGACCGACCAGGTGCCGACCTCGGTGGCCGCTTTCGTCAGGTCGTTGCAGCGGGGCCAGTGCTGGCCGTCGGTCCGCACCAGGATGCGGGTGTTGTCGATCCGGTAAGACGAGGACGGCAGGACCGCGCCGTCGACCAGTACCTGGGTGACGTCGGCGACCGGGGCCGGGAGGATCGTCTCGGAGACGTACGAGCACGAGCAGCTGTCGGAGTTGCAGCCGCCGCACATGAACGGGAACCAGTAGGCGAAGTCCCAGGCGGCCGACGCCAGCGGAGCGCCGTAGCTGGACCACGGGTAGGCGTACGAGCCGCCCGGCCACATGTCGTAGCAGTCCTTGCGGCACGGCCGCCAGGTCACCTGGCAGGTGCCGAACCTCCGGCCGGACAGCGCCCACAGGAAGCGGGTGGCCGACTCGACCGCGTAGCCGGTGAGCACCGGTGAGAAGGTGCTGACGTCGGACGCCCAGTAGGGGGTCCAGCTGGAGCAGGGTCCCGCGTCGACCGTCACAGCCGCCTCCTAGATCTCCGGTACCGCGCCGACGGGGAGCTGCACGGTGAACTGGATCGGCACCGAGGCGTAGCGCTGGGTCCCGTTCCCGCACCACAGGTACGCCGTGTACCGGCCCGCCGTGGCGAACTCCGCCCCGGTCCAGATGTAGGTGACGACGCCGTTGGTGGGATCGCTCACTGAGGCGCTGCCGCCGAACGGTGAGCCGTCGTGCTCCTGGCAGGAGAAGTCGGCCTGGTACCCGAACAGGTCGATGGCCGCCCCGGTCGAGTCCAGGAAGGTGTAGCTCAGCGGCGGCGGGATCTCACCGAGGGTGTAGGGCGTACTGATCACGACAGCGTTGCTCACGGCTCACCTCCTGCCAGTGACGATACCGGTTCGCGCCCCTTGATCCCGGCGGTCTGCTCGGAGCCGGACGGCGTGGCGAACGGCTCCTTCCCCCGGAGTCCGGCGGTCTGCTCCGCTCCGGCGGCCACCGTCACGGGCTCGCGTCCCCTGATCCTCGTCCGGACAGTCGTCACCGGGTAGCGGGTGAGCACGCCGGACGCCGCACCCGTCGCCGGGGCGGTCCCGGCCACGGTGACCACGGCCACCGTGGCGAACTGCACGTACCCGGACGCGTAGGCCGACGCAGGCACCGCGTCCAGGGCGGGGGGCACGCCCAGAGCAGTACCGGCAGCCGCCGCTGTGCCCGCTGTCACCACCGCAGCCTGCACGGAGGCCACCTGGTAGCCGGTACCCGCTGCCGGGGCCGCAGACGGTAGCACAGTGATCCCGGTCTGGGCCGCCGGTGCGGTACCCGCAACCGCCGCCAGCCCGGCCACGGCCTGCGGGTCGAAAGTGATCGGCTCGCCGGTGCCCGTGGCAGCGGCTGCCCCGGCGACCGCTCCCGCGTCCGTGCCCGCAGGCCCGGCAGCGCCGTCGGCCGCAGCGGTCCCGGCGGTGGTGACGACGGCAGCCTGCGGTGCGGCAGCGGTTCCGGTGGCAGCCGCCGCACCGGCCGCAGCAGTGATCCCTGCTGCCGCAGGCAGCGCAGCACCCGTTGCCGCAGCGCTGCCTGCGGTGGCTTCGGGGTCGAACACCAGGGAACCGGCAGCTCCGGTTGCCGCAGCGGTGCCTGCCGTGAAGACGATCGACACAGACGGGTCCAGGGCCGCGCCAGCAACCGCCGCGCATCCGGGCTGGGCCGTGGCCGTGCTCTCGCTGGACACCGCAGGCGCGTACGCCTGGCCCACCACTGCGGCGGTGCCGGGCACAGCAGCGGTCCCGGCAGCAGCCTGCTCGCCGGTACCGGTGACGGACGCCGTACTGGGCACGGCAGCCGGGGAGGCGGTGACGGTGTAGGCCGTACTGGTGGCCGCAGCCGTCCCGGCGACGACGGCCACGGCGGCGGTCGGCGGCAGGCCGGTGCCCGCTGCGGCGGCGCATCCGGTGTTCGGTCCGGGCACGGGTCCCAGGCCGGTACCGGTACCGGCGGCGGTATCCGCGACGGCTGCCGGGGACGCGAGCGGCTGCAGTGCGGCAGCAGTGGCGGTGGCAGTGGCCGGGACAGCTGCCACTGCTGCGGTAGCGGGAAGTGCGGCACCGGTTCCGGCCGCCGACCCGGCAGGGGCACCCGGACCCGCCGCAGGCGGTTCGCCCGTGCCGGTACCGGCAGCGGTGCCGGTGCCCTGGACGACTGCGGCCACCGACGGGGCCAGTGCCGTGCCTGTGCTCGCGGCGGTGGCCGGGACCGCTGCCGGAGCGGGCACCGGTGCGTACGCCGTCCCGGTCGCTGCCGCGAGTCCGGCGGGAGCAGCCACCCCGGCTACCGGCTGCCGGGCCGTCCCCGTGGCTGCCGCGCACCCGGTGTTCGGTCCGGGGACCGGCTGGAGCGCGGTGCCCGTGCCTGCCGCTGTCCCGGAGATCCCGGCCAGGGCAGCGACCGGAGGCAGCGCGGTGCCTGTCGCGGTCGCGACGCCCGCCAGCGCGATGGTGCCCGAGTAGACGGACGGCGGGTAGCCGGTCCCGGTCGCCGCAGCCGAGCCCGCCGGTACGGCGATGGCCGCTGCAGCGGCGTACGCCGTGCCGGTGGCTGCTGCCGATCCGGTCGGGACAGCGACCGCTGCGGCCGGTGCATAGCCCGTGCCGGTGGCTGCGGCGGTGCCCGGGATACCGGCGAGCCCGGCGAGGACGCCGTACGCGGTACCGGTGGTGTTCGCCACTCCGGCCGGGGCACCGGGTCCGGCGGGTGCGGCGTACGCCGTACCGGTAGCGGCGGCCAGCCCGGCGGTGACGACTGCCTGGACGGCGGGGCTGTAGCCCGCGCCCGTCGCCGCTGCGGTGCCTGACAGAGCAGCCGGTGCCGGGACAGCGGTGTAGGCGGTCCCGGTCGCGGCAGCGAGTCCGGCCGTGGCAGTGACACCGGCCGCCGGGGCGTAACCGGTACCGGTGGCCGGTGCGGTGACCGGCGCGGCCTCGGGGTCGAACACCGGGCCGTTGGCGGTACCGGTGGCGTTCGCTGCTCCGGCTGTCGCCGTCGTGCCGGTGACCAGCGTGTCGACCAGCAGGTTGTGCCGGGCCTGGATCGGGATCGCCCTGCCGAGGCGTGCCATGGCCTGCCTCCCGTCAGATCGTCTCGATCCAGCGGGCTCCGACCTTGAGGGTCACCGTGGCGAAGGTCTGCACACGGAACTGGAGGTAGACGGCGCTGGACCCGCCGATGGGCGGATAGTCGGCCAGTGGCCAGATCTTGCCGTACGAACTGTAGACGTACTGGCTGTCCAGGGTCTTCAGCGTGGTGTTCGTCGTGATCAGTCCGGTGCCGTATCCGGTCGACGCGGTTCCCATGGTGAGGCGGGACGCCAGGAGGCCGGTGTCGTCCATGACCGGGAACACGGTCGTGGTCGTGTGCGCCGTGGACATGGTGGACGCCGACGCCGTGGTGGCGACCTCGAACAGCGCGCCCGCCGTCTGGATGGAGTTGAGCGAGCACCACCACTCGACCAGCTGGATCTGGCCGTTGGCGGGCACACCGAGCTGGAGCGTGCAGCCGGTGGCCGTGTTGATGGCCTCGCCGCCGTTGATCGCCGTTCCGGTCGACACCCCGGCGTTGTACGTCTGGAACATGGAGCCGGGCACAGATCACCTCACCAGACCGAAGCGCGCGAGACGGCCTCGTGCCGCTGGAACAGCGGGCCGACCGGGTCCTCTGTCGGCGTGCCGAAGAAGTGGACGTCCGTGTAGAAGATGTCCCCGCCGGTCGTGGCGATCGGCAGGAACATCGGGATGCAGGTGACCGACAGTGCCGCCGGGGCAGCCCGGAGGACGACATGCGTCCACGCGTTCTGTGCCAGGGGAATGGGGCTCCCGGACAGGTCGGTGTCCGAGATGTAGGTTCCCCCGGAGTTGTACCAGTCGATCTCCGCACTGCACGTCCGGCTGGCCAGTGCCGTGTACACCCAGCAGGACAGGGTGTAGGTCACGCCGATTGTGACGGCGATCTTCGCGTCGTTGTACTGCGGCCCGGTCGTCCCGGCAGCCGTGGCCGTGATCTTGATCGAGTGCGTGTCGCTGTAGGCAAAGGTCGTGGACGAGGCGACTGTCCCGTTCCCGGCGGTGACCCAGTCGCCGATGCCCCCCTCGACGTCCTCCGCCGCAGCCGAGAACTTGTTCCCGTAGAGCGCCACTGGGGACTCCCATCGGGATTACCGGCTGCAGCCGTAGGCACAGAGGATCACTGAGTCGCCGCTGGCCCCGGTCGGGATAGTGACCACTGTGCCGGACACGGCGGCGCTTCCGGTGAACACGACGGTGACCCCGAGGATCGATGCCCGGCGCACGGACGAGAACTCGTTGGACAGATCAGCGGTGTCACCGCCGTTGACGTTCAGGAAGGCGTAGGCGGCAACCCGGTCGGTGTCACCGTTGAGCCACTTCAGCGGGTACTGCGACACGGGCAGGACGGCCATCGGTCTACTCCTCTCCGGGACGTTTCCGCAGGTCACATACTAGACCGTGAAAGTAAAGATTCCGGAAGCGCTGAAATTGACAGAGAAAGTTCCTGCGGTGACTGTCTGTACACCGCCAAAATAATTGAAGCAGATGCCCTGCTTGGCCACAGTGCCACCGGTGATCGTGCTGTCGTAGACCAGGATTCCGTAGGCGGTGATCGTAGCCGTGGCTGAACTGGAGATGTTGGCTGCCGCGTACGTGAGCACCCCGGCGCTGACGGAGACCGCCGCACTGGCCAGTGCTATGCCGCCAGCGACCCAGTCAGTACCCGAGTTGACTTCGTTCCCAGTAGTCCAGGTACTGGTGTTGTACCCCGTAGACGTAACAGCTGCGGTCCGGTCCGGTGCGGTCGTGTTGTCGTAGAGCGTCACCTTGACCGTGTCGGCCACCAGTCCCGCATACGAGGTCGGCAGGCTCGCCTTTGGCCCGCACATCGGGTTGTTCACCCACTGCACGAAGATATTGCTCGAAGACCATGCCATGTCAGGCCGCCCCTCCGCGTGCCGTCGGCACGTTCGACAGCAGATCGTTGGAACCGTCGGGCCGCTCGACGGACACCGCCATGATCGGGCGTCCGTCGCCGTCGTAGTGGACGATCTCGTTGCCGACGTAGTCTTCGCGCTCGACCGCCCGGACCCGGCACACGGTACCCTCCAGGACCATCGGGGCGAGCAGGCCCTTCAGTCCACGGCACTGGTGGTACCTGTTCGTCTGGCCCCGGGCAGCTTCCCGGACCGGGCAGTTGGGGCACACCCAGACCTGGAGCACGGGAGTGAGAATCGGGATCATGTCAGCCGCCCGTCAGTTCAGCGTGACCGGGTTGCACCCGGCCGCCGGTGGCTGGACGGTGGTCACGGTCCACAGCCAGTGGTCCAGGCTGCTGACGACGTTGCTGCCCGGCAGCCAGGTCGTCCCGTTGCCGGGCCCGGCTCCCCACCCGGTCGTACTGACCACGCCTGCCGCCCTGGTCTGGCCGATGATCTGGACCGAGGTGCGGGCGTTGGCGATCGTGTACTGCCCGATCTTGCCCATGCCCACGTTCGGCCACGCGTTGTAGATCCACCGCTGGAGTCCGGTGACCGGGTCGCACTGGGAGGTCCCGGCGACGCGCTGCCACACCTCCAGGGAGAAGTGGTTGGACATCAGGCCCTGCATGGCCGCGAAGCCGTAGCCGGTGGTCGAGATGGCCAGTTCCCGGGCGCTCATCATATAGGCGATCGCAGTCTGGTTGACCTCGCAGAAGTCCATGGTCAGCTGGAAGCGCTTGAGGACCGGGTCGTCCATCTGGTTCACGCAGGGGCTGCCGTCGGCCGTCAGCTCCATGAACTCGACGCCGTCGTTGTACTGCGGGTCCATCTGGACCTGGACGAAGCCCTGGGAGACGATCTGGATGCTGCTGGTTCCGGTTACCGGGTTGCCGCAGGCGTCGACCGCACACATGCGGTAGTAAGATCCTTTGATCGGAGTTACGCAGGTAGCTACAGCGGACATGGACATTCACCCCTTACGTGGGTACTCCGAGCAGGACGTTGGCGGCCAGGTGGGCGCACTCCCAGCCGAGGCAGTAGGTGCGCATGGCCAGGCGCTTGACCGTGTTCTTGCTCCGGTCGAAAGTGCCCGGCATCTGCATGATCTCGATGTCCGAGCGGTAGCCGAACACCGCCCCGGTGGCGTAGATCCACACCTGGACCGAGGTGGCGGCCGACCCGGCAGGAGAGCTGCCGGTGTAGCCGCCTCCGGCCACGACCAGGTTCCCGGCCGGAGTGTAGAGCTTGCCGTCGTCCGGGTTGAGCAGGACGAGCTTCCAGGCCCGGAAGGTGCTCAGGGCCTGGCGCGGGATGTGGATGACGCCCTGGCCGCCGTAGCTGGCCGCCAGCTGGGTCTCCAACTGGCCGAGCGCCGTGGCGGCGTCCACCCCGGTCCCGGTGACCGTCTGACTGGCAGCCGTCTGCAGGGTGATGCCGTTCGGGTCGCTGAGCGTGCCCGCCGAGGCCAGGTGCGGCCACACGGTGGGCTGGCCGCCTGCCTGCCCGGTCCAGAACGCCTGCTCGACCACGAAGGACTCGACGCGCTGGAGGTTGGTCTCCGCCAGTGCCCGCAGGCCGAGCGAATCGAGACCGACCGGCGAGGCGTCGAACTCGGCGTAGACCGTGAACGGCGTCGCACCCCGGTAGGTCTCGGTGACGTTGGATGACAGGGCGGAGTTGACCGGAGGGGAACCGCCGGTGCCGGTGACCGCGATGCAGTCGTCGTAGGCCGTGACCGAGGCGGACACCGTGGACGGGCAGAGGTCCACCCACGTGATGCCGTTCTGCCAGTGCGGGTCCCCGGAGGGCCGCTGCTGGACCCCGGTGTCCCACAGGCCGTAGGGGAGCGCGGTGAAGTCGGGACTGTCGACTACCTGACGGGCTCCGGCCATGACTCACACTCCCTTCGCGCCTACGGTACGGACGGTCTAGTACGCGGGAGTGATGGTGCCGGAACCGGCACCGCTGGTCTGGTAGGTCACGGTGTAGAGCCGCGACTCGTGCCCGACCTTGGCGATCAGGTGCGCCTCTTCTGCCCAGGCTGCCGTGAAATCGTTCTCCGCGTTCAGGATCGAGTCCCGGACGATGCCGAGGTCGAGGCTGAGCCCGGTGCCGTGCAGGAAGGTCCCGGCGGCGTAGAGCATGAACTTCGCCGTGGTCTGCCAGGCCGTGACGTTGGCGGCCGACTGGCCGAACTGCCCGGAGCCACGGACCTGCCAGTCCGAGACGAACTGGACCGCGATGCCACGGTCGGCGAACATCCCGGTGATGACCGAGTCCGGCACCGACAGCATGCTGTCGTCACCGTAGGTGCGCCACGCGAGGTCGGCCCGGATGTTGGCGAGGACCCAGGTGGGCAGCACGCATTCCAGGACCGCCGTGTCCGACATGGCGAACTTGTTCCGGTAGTCCACCGCTGCCAGCTCGACGCCGTTCATGATGCCGTTGAACGCGGTCATGGTGGAAGACCCACCGATACCGATCGAGTTCGTGGACGCCGTCTGCATCAGCGAGATCAGCCGGGCGTTCATGGCGTGCGCATAGGCGTTGCGCAGCAGCCGCAGGAAGTTCTGGGTCGCCTCGGGATAGGCCGAGTCGGTCAGGTTGCCTGCGGTGAGCGTGAGGCCGTACGCCTCAAGCCGGGTGGTGTTGAAGCTGGCACACGGTACCCGCAGGGTGGGCTTGTTGACCGAGCCGGTAACGGTGAGGATGTCGTCGGTCTCGGACCACAGCCACGGGTCGGAGGCGTTGCTGAAGGCGAAGGCGAACCCGCCCATGCCGGACGCGGCGTTGGACGCCCCGGCGGTGTAGAACACGTCCGAGATCGCCGGGCTGGTCGGGTACATGATCCCGCCACGGGACACGCCCACGGTCGGCAGGTCGATCATCCCGGACGGCGTGTCGGAGATGTTGAACAGGTCGTACTTGATCTCGCTCGGGGCGCACCACCCACCACCGGCCAGCAGCGACTCCTGCCGGTCCTTGCTGGTGAGGTCCCGGACCAGGCGCTCGATCTGGGCCGGGGAGGTGCGGTCGTCCACCGTGTGGGAGAACTCGTTCTTGATCGACGCCACCTGGTAGCGCGGCGCGCCCTTGCCCATGGCGGTCGCCGGGATGGACTTGGCCCGGTCGATGAAGGCTTCGGCCAGCGCGTCGATGCCGGGCACGTTGGCCCCGGCGTGCAGGCTGCGTCCCGGCATGTCGACGGCGATGACCGTCTGGAGCGTGGAAGCGGTCTGGACCTTGGGGTCGGGAGCCGCTGCCTGGGTGGCGCTGAGTCCGGCCGCGCGGCGGACGACCTCGGCCGCGCCGTTGCTGCGCTGCGGTCCCATGGCTGCGATCAGGCCCTGGGTGACGCCGCGCGCCGCCGCTGCCGCGATGGCTTCCTCGTCCAGGGTGTGGGCCGGGGCCGCAGGCTCGCCCTCGTTCCCGTGCACCCGGGCCGCGAGGCGGGCCATGGTCTGAGCTGCCGCGTCCTGGGACGACTTGGCGTTGAGGTCGGCGCGGACCTTGCGGACTTCGAGTTCGGCCCGGAGGCGGTCCAGCGAGTCCGTCAGGACCATCGCGTACTGGATGACCGCCGTCGAGAGGTTCTCCGGGTCGTTGACGCGCTCGAACTCGGCCTCCGCCCGGTCACGAAGGGTCGACAGCTCCGCATCACTCACCAGGGTGAGGTCGTCGGGGCAAGAGAACTGTTCCTCAGGCACCGGCACGGTGTCCTCCCCAAGGCAGGTGGATGGTCTGGCGGAACCATACCACCGCACCTGCGATTCTCAGGGGATCTCGCTATTTCACTTAACCGATGCGGTTAAGTGAAGTCACTCCTCCATGGATTCCACGAACACCGGCTCGGGGATCTCTGCGTTCTCCAGCCCGGTCGCCTGCTGGATCGGCTGCGGTGCCTGGTAGGCGGGCGGGGGCGGGAAGTAGGGCTGCTGCGAACACCCACACATGATCGTTACCTCTTCACCTTCCGGACCAGCATCGCCATCACACGCTGCATGGCCTGCTGGTCGAGGTCTTCCTCGGACAGTTCCACGGTACGCGGCGGCGGGGAGCCCGCAGCCACGAGCGACTGCAGGACGCCGCTGGCCACCCGGACGCGGGGGGACGGCGCGGCGAACCCGCCGACGTTGACACCCAGCAGACCGACCAGCCGGAGCTTGCCGCCGATGCGCCGCCAGTCGCCGGAGACGCGGCCGGACGCCCGGAGCGCCGCGACCTTCGCCGGGTCGGCGTCGGGCCGGATCGCGCCCGCCACCCAGATGCCGACGCTGTCGTTGCCGCAGGTGACGTCGGCGACCACGGCCCCGGTGTGGTCGTAGTGGTCCACCGCTGCCTGCGCCCCGGCGTTCGGGGAGGCGTGGCCGGTGGCGATGGTGATCTGCCCGACGGCCACGGTGGTGTCGTCGTCGCACAGGATCTCGCCGGTCAGGTAGTAGGCGTGCTGGTCCTCGACCGGCATCGTCACGCACTGGTTGGCGTAGCCGATGTGGCAGCTGCCCTTCGCGGCGGCGTGCCCGTACACCCGGCCGTCGGCGGTCACCGTGATGTCCGTCCACAGGTTCAGGCCCGGGTTCTCGAACCACTCCGCAGGGGGCGCGTAGTCCATGACCGGCGCGGCGTAGGCCACCAGCGCCTCGGGTTCCGGCTGGGCGGCTTCCCACTCGGCCGGGTCCATCGCGCCTCCGGCGACGACCGATCCGGTGTCGGGGTCGGTCAGCTGGATATAGGCTTCGGCGAACGCCGGGATGTCGCACAGTGTGGCGGCGGAGATCCGGCCACCGTGGTAGATCACCTTGTCCGGTGGGGCGAACAGCGCCAGGAACGGGTCGGCGTCGGGGTCCTCACCGTCGACCTGCGGATAGATCATCTCGACGTCGGCGTCCTTGATCGAGTCGGCATCGATCGACACGCCCCGCAGCATCTGGTTCTGGACCTTGCTGTAGGCGGTCTGGCCGTCCGGGGTGGACAGGTCGAAGACACCGGATGCCTTGATCAGTCCGCCGTCCCGGTTGATCGAGTCGATCCGGCCGACGTTGACGGCTTCGGTCCTGGGCTCGCCGCCGTGGCTGTCCACCCGGTTCCAGCGCAGCGGGATCGGCAGGTCCCGCCAGGTCAGGGCATCTGGTGCGAATTCCCGGCCGTCGCCGGAGGTCTTGCCCTCGGGAGCCAGTACGCCTTCCCACGGCGCGGTCTGGCCGCCTTCGGGCATCGCGACCGGGGCAGGCGCTGCGGGCTCGGGGACGAACAGGTGGCTGTGGCCGGTCGCCGAGAGGTTGTCCGGCACGGGCTCCCCGATGGCGTGGTAGTGCGCGACCAGGTGGGACTTCGCTGCAGCGACCGCCGCCGGGCTGTGGCCCTTGAGCCCGCTGAACCGGCCCGCCGCTGCTCCGAGCCCGGCCCGGCTCAGTTCGCCGTCCGGTTCGTGGTGCGGCAGGAAGCACGCCGTCTTCGGCGGCTCATCCCCGGGGTCGCAGGCCGCCGACGCGGTCTTGTACTGCTGGTCGGAGAACCGGGAAGCCGCGCCGTCCCAGGGCGCGTCGCTGACCGACGGCCCGGAGGCGAAGTGCGCCGCGTCGTCCGGGCAGTCCGCGCACGGCGCGCCGTTGATCTCGCTCATCTCGCTGCCCGGGGCGGTGCTGCCGTTCGGCTTGTTGGCCTTGAGCCGCTTGTCCTTGGCGGTGCCCGTGCTGGGCTTGCCGCCGAGTTCCTCTTCGGTGACGGTGGTCACAGTCGTTTCCTCCTCGGCGGATGCCAGCATCCCCTGGTCCCACACAGCGTAGATGGTGCCCCGGCAGTTGCCGCCGCCCAGGCAGTCGATGTAGCCGCCGCCAGGATAGGCGCTCTCCGCGTCGTCCAGGCTGGAGAACGCCTTGCCGTCGATCGCGGTGCAGTTGGAACAGGTGCGGTCGTCCATCAGTTCGGTGGCGTAGTACGTAGCCGCCGGAGCCGCTTCCAGCACCGCGATGCGCCCGGCGTTCTGGGCAGACGACATGGCGTTGCCGAGCCACTGCTTCTCGAATGCGTCGGTCAGGCTCTGCAGGAACTGCTCGATCTCGGAGGCGAGCCGGATGCCGGAGAACGTCCCGAGCAGGGACATGGCCCGCTGCACCGCCGACTGGACCAGCCGGGTGCCCAGCGTGCGCGAGGTGAGCTGGGAGACGCTGCGCAGCAGGTCGAGTCCCTTGAGGGAGGCGGTCAGGCTCCAGTCGCCGACGGTGACGCCCTGCTGCTCGGCCTCCCGCTGCTGGGCCTTCCCGGCTGCCTGGGCCACGATGGTCATGCGCTGGTAGAGCACCTCGGCCGCCGCGCTGGTGTCGACGCTCAGGCTGCCCAGGTCGTCCGCGCCGCCGAGGGAGATCTGGTTGTAGATCTGGTTCCGCCAGTCGGCGGTGATCCCCTTCCAGTCGTGCAGCGCCCCGCTGACAGCCGTGTCCCAGGACCGCTGGTGCTGCGCGAAGTCGACTTTCGCCGCCTGCTCGGTAGCGTTCGGCAGCCTCCGGAACTCGCCCGGGTGCTTGGGCGGCTTCACTTTCGCGGCGGCCGTGACCCCGGAGCTACCGCTCAGCGGGATGTCCGTGTCCTCGCTGCCGAAGGAGACCCGGACCCGGTCGAAGGTCACCGGACCCAGCGCCTTCTCCAGGGTCGGGGCCAGGGTCAGGTCATCGGTGTAGGCGGCACAGATATGGGCTGCCCAAGGCGTGTGCTGGTCCGGTGCGTTGACGTCGTCCGGATCACTGCCGAGTACAGCATCCAGGACGGCGTCCACAGTGCCGTGGATGTGCTCCAGATCCGGGCAGTCCACCGCCGGGTCGTCGCCGATGTTCCAGATCCAGGACGGAGAAGACCCGGTGCCGTTCCAGTGCCCGATCCCGAAGATGTTCGCCTGGACCGGAGCGAGCCCGCCCAGCATGTCCGTGGCGGCAGCGATGATCCCCGCTCGCAGGTCGGCGGAGTAGATCGATGCGTTCGGGCCCAGGTAGTAGAGCGTGCAGTGCAGTTCGGCTGCCGCCTCGCCTCCCTTGACCGCCAGCCGCTTGGCATCGGCAGGCGTTGGCATCAGCGCGATCATGCAGCCGGTGTGGGCGACGGCACTGGCGTCACCGTTCGCCAGCGCGGTCCGGCGGCCGTGGGCGGACTGCACGTGGTGGCCGCGCTGGTGGAAGTCCTCAGGCATGGCTGGTGCCGTTCACCCGGGGCACCGACGGCTGGAGCACGGTGGAGACCATGTGCGTGGTGTCCAGGTAGGGGTTCATGCCGTCGATCCGCAGCAGTCCGAAGGCGTCCAGGTGGCAGACGTACGTGCCCGGCGCGCCGGGCCGGGCCACAGGCGCGTCGGTGACCACCGCGTGGGTGAACGGGCAGCTGTAGGCGTACTCGGTGCACACCGCCGGGTGCTTGAGGTCCCAGCGGCCGTCAGTCCGGAAGACCAGCGCGTGCTGGGTGCTGGACTGCTGGGCGCGCAGTTCGGCCGACGCCGTCTTGGACGGCGGCGTACCTCCGGACGGTGGCGGACTGCTGCCTGCCTGCGGCGGGCCGCCCGGAGGCGCGCCCGCGACCGGCGGCCCCTCGTCCACGGGCTCCGGCTGACCGGGCTCGGGAACGGGCCCGGCGATCTCGGACACCGCACCGGGGCCCGCCGTGGCGGGCACCATCAGGTCTTCGCCGATCAGCAGGTCGAACGCTGCCGGGGTCGCCCCGTGGGTGAGCCGGATCATGGACTTCAGACCCATGTTCTTCAGATCCTCGGTCGTCGGCGCGTCGTCCTCATCGAACCCGGCCTCGCGCCGGTACGCCTTCGGGGACAACTCCATCCGGTCGAACGCCTCCATGGCGTTCTGCGACCGGTCGGGGCGCAGGGTCAGCTCCGACATGTCGTACCAGGTCACGATGTCCGTGGCGTCCACGCCGGGCGTGGCCGTCAGTCGGGGGGTGAGGTAGCCCTTGGTCAGTGAGTCGCAGATGATCTCAGCATAGGGGGCAATATGGACTTTGAGACCACTCTCCTCAACTGCCCATGCGCTGTTCCCGGTGTAGAAGACGTGGCCGTTGTCCTCAGCCAGCCAGGTGCCGTTCCCCGTGGTGGGGCACCAGACCGTTCCGGTGTACGGCTCACTGGAAATGACCGCTGCTGCCAGGTCTCCGTCATCCGCGTTCCACGTCAGCAGATGACGATCAGAAATGTCGTATGCATCACGGAGATCTGCGCTCGTCATCCACGTACGCGCACCACTCCGGGTAACCACCGGCCAACGGTGCGCCTCAGTGGACAGGGATTCGTGACCCGGGGTCTTGATCCGCACCATGGTCTCGGCGGTGACATCCCAGGTGTTGATCGCCTCAAGCGGCTGCCACTCGGACAGTCCGGTGGCGTGGTTGAGCGTCAGTACTGCATCCCCGACCGCGAGATCCTTCCGGTACGCCCAGCCGGTCTGGGTCCAGATACGGACATGATCCGGCACGCACCAGTGATTCGCATCAGCAAGCCCCAGCATCACGTCCGAGGGAATGTCCAGCTTGGTGGCCAGACGCCGGATCACCTGGTCCCGCTTCTCCAGGATCTGGTCATCGATCTTGAGTGTGAAATCGATCAGCTTGATGTCGCCGATGAACTCGGCGGGCACCCGCAGCGGGATCGGCACGACCGAGGACGCGGTGCCCGGCTTCTTGATCGCGGTGGCAGCGATCTCGATCCACTCGGACATGAACGGGTCCTCCTGGTCCGCGAACTCCTCGCGCACCGGGAACGTGATCTCGTCCGGGAGGATCAGCACTCCGGCGGAGGCCAGCCGGGACAGGTACTGGGCGGTGATGTGCCGGTTGACCAGCTCCAGCTCCTGCATGATCGTCAGTGCGGAGCGGGCCGGGCTGTCGGCCAGGTGGTAGAACCGGGCGTGCGGCTGCCAGACCCGGATCACGGCGGAATCGGGGGCCAGGTTGCGCCACTTGTTGCCCAGCAGCGGGTTGTACTCCTCGGTGACCTGGTACTGGCCGCCCATGGCGCGGACCTCGTCCACGGCCCGGACCATCCAGTTCTCGGTGCCGTCCGGCTGTGTCTCGCCGATCAGGTAGCACTCGCCCGGGACGGCCAGGTGGACCGTGAGCCGACGCATGATCTCGGACTTGCCGCCGATCCCCTTGCCCAGTTTCTGGATCAGCTCAGCAGGGAGACCGGTGTCCAGCACGGTGGGCTCGTCGTTGTCCGGTGCGAGCTGCCCGGCGCGGAGCCGGACCCGGCTCATCATGTTCGCCAGCCAGGTCACGGCGTAGTTGAACTCGCCCAGGGTGTCGTAGTAGCCCCAGCACTCGTTCTGCCAGCGGTCGGTGTGCCGCAGGTACTGCGCGAGCGGTGCCTCGGCCGGAACGGCGGCGGCCGTGAGCGACCTGGCCCGGAAGGCGGCAGGTACCGCTGGTCCGGCCGGGGCGGGCAGCGTGCGGTTGAACTTGAAGTTGTACCAAGCCACGGTGTACGCCTCCCTGCCTGTCGGCTGGGAGCAGCGTACCGTCTGGCAGCCCGGCAGCATCCCGGGAAGGCCGTCAGTGCGGCAGGATCAGCCCGTTCATCTCGCTGATCTTCTTACTGATCACGTCCCGCCAGTTCATCGCGTCGTCCTTGGCCAGCGGGACCGACAGCGTGGTGTTGGCCACCCGGAAGGTCAGCATCAGCCGCTGGCCCTTGGGGCTGTCCACCAGCTCGGCGTCCAGCATGGCCGGGTAGTCGCTGATGTAGGGGTTGCTCGGGTCCATCAGGAAGTGCGGGGCCTGCGGCGGGGCGGGCACCGCCTGCGGCGGCATACCGTTCGGCGGCGTCATCGGGCCAGCACCACCTGGAACAGGCCCACCTGCTCATGGCGCTCGATCTCCCAGCCCGCTCTGCTGATCATGTTCGCGTACCCCTCCGTGTCCCACGCCCAGGCGTGCTCCGGGCAGTGGTTGCCCGGTCCCTCGTTCCAGGGGCTGGAGCAGACCAGCCGCTGCGCCCCTGCCGCTCTGGCCCAGCCGAGTGCGGTCAGCGGTTCGGCGATGTGCTCCAGCACCTCGGTCATGACCACGATGTCCCCGAGCACCGACCGCTGGCGGTCGGCCCCGAAGACGTCGCGCTGCCAGGCCCGGACACCGCGCTCCTTCCAGCCCGCCGCGTTCGTCGGCTGGAAGTCGTACCCCCAGGCGTCCAGACCCGGCAGGCCCTGCACCAGCGACAGCAGGCCGCCGTCACCGCAGCCCAGGTCGGACAGCGTCGCCAAGTTGTCCAGCTCGGCGAACGCCTGCCGGATGAAGTCGGCGGCCCGCTCCAGCCGGGGACGGTGGCCCTCCTGCTCCAGGTGCGGAGCCCTGGGCCGGTCGGCGTGGAAGGCGGCCGTCGAGACGTACGGCACGTCCTCGGTGGTCAGTCGGTGCTCGGTCACGGGGCACGGTCCTCTATCGGGTCGGGCACGCCGCCGGGGCAGTCGGCGGGGCCCTTGGCGGTGTTGCGCCGGTGCGGCTGCACCCGGAATCCGGCGGTGCCGACCATGCGGCTGCCGATCCGGCGCACCTCGTGGCAGCTCGGGCAGTAGTAGCGGGGCACGCTCTCCCAGCGCCGCCGGGCCCTGGTGTCGGACATCGACGGCGGATTGTTGGCGGTGTCCTCAAGCAGACTGGGCACGGGTCTGCTCCTGCTGGTCGTAGAGCTTGTGAAGATCACCAGGTGTGATCGACCCCACCCACCGGTTGTCGGTGAACAGGTGCCAGCCTCCGGCCTGGGCGGCGGCGTCGGCCAACTGGCTGCAGATCATGTGTCCCGTGCTGGCGATGTACGCCTTGAGCTGCGGATACGGGATGTGCACCCGGTGCGCGGCGATGGCGGCGTAGTCCAGGAAGCTGTACGGCGTGCCCAGATAGGTGATCGCGGCAGCGGCCACCGCCGGGCCGAACTCCGGCGGGCAGCGCAGCCACTCGATCGTGTCCGTGGCGTACTCCCGGATGTCCGCCTTCCGTGCACCGCCCGGCTCGGCCTCGATCAGCAGGCCACTGCCGATGAAGACGAAAGCGTGCTCGTAGTCGGCGAAGCCGTCCCCGTTGAGCCACTGCCCGAACCGGATGCCGAAGCCGACCTCTCCGCCGATCTGAGTCAGCCCGATGTCCCCGGGCTGCGGGATGTAAGGGCTCATATCACAGGTCTGCCGGGTCGATCACACCGAGAACCAGGGCCAGCTTTCCGAGCAGCACGGTGGCGTCCGCTTCGGTCATCGTGCCGGATGTGGCGAACACCGGCGAGGCAAAGCCTCCCGCAGCTGCGGTGTCCGGGATGTTCCCCTGAACCACGTAGTACGTGCCGTCGTTCGGATTGGCCGCCACATACAGGCTGAGCAGGGTGCCCGTGTTGATCGGGGTACCGTTCCAATCCTTGAACCACATAGCGCTCTCCTTCGAGTCGGTCATGCCATCTTCCTCGATCCGATCGGTACGGCTCCGGCCCACACGGCGAAACCGCTCACGACCCGGCCCCCGTGGTCCCGGACCGGCGCGCTGCCTTGCGCAGACGGCGTGCCTGCGCCGGGGTCGGCCGGAACTCCTCCTGGCGGTTCTGCCTGTGGTAGGCGCTGACGCGCGCTGCCGTGGTCATCTTTTTCGGTACCCTGCTCACTCTCGCTCCTTCTCTCGACATCGGCAGGGAGGCGGCTTGCGCACGTCACGGCTGTCCGTCGGCCTGTCCCCTGCACGGAGGGGCGGATATCGACGGAGGTGCCGTTCAGCTCACGCGCCCGTCCTCCATGACGCCAGCAGTGCCGCAGCCCCCCACACGGCGGGTCCCGCCAGCCAGGGTGCGGGCAGACTGGTGGTCAGTGCGGTGGCGGCCGTCACGGCTCCGGCGAGCCATCCGGATGTGCACCACGGACAGGTAATCAGTTCGGCGAGCCAGTGCGGTGACCAGGCCGCCCGGACCACGAACCGGTTCTCCACCTTGTTGATGTCCCGGTGGGCGAACGGCTCCGGCGCACCCGCGTCCCTCGGCTTCGCCAGGAGCAGCCACTCCGGTTCCGTCATCGGACGCCAGCCCCCGGCCAGGTGATCGCGTAGCGCGAGCACGGGCGGGAAGTCGTCCGTGGTGACCAAGCGGGTCAGCCGGAAGACCGTGAACACCATCAGGACCAGCAGGAGCCATGCGGGCATCAGTGCTTCGGCCTCCAGCGCATGGAGCCCGGAGGGGTCTCGTTCCGCAGATGGGTGCCGTGCTCCCGGTTCCAGCGGGCCAGTTCCTGCTCGGCGATGTGCCAGTCGGAGGGCACGACCTCGGTCCAGGCATCGGGAGTGGGCCGCAGCGCCTTCCGCATCCGGTCCCAGAACCTGATCACTGGCCGCTCTTGGCGGTCGGCGTGACACCGTGGCGGGTGATCAGCATCAGGACGGCGAGGACCAGCATGTTGACCGCGCCCACCGTGGCGGTGCTCACGTGCAGGTTGAACGCGGCCACCAGGTCGGCGACGGCTGTCACCAGTCCGGTGAAGGCGGCCGGGGCGATCGGCCTGGTGGCGACGGCAGCGACCACGGCGAAGACAGCGGTGATCACTGCGGTGATCGCACCCGCCTTGTCGGTGGTGAGATGGAACGCACCCAGGGTGACCAGCAGTCCGAGTGCAGAGCTGATGACCGTGGTGAGCAGGACGGGCTCGTCGCCCAGGTTCAGCCGCATGGAGTTCCTTCGATCGACGGAATGTCCCGGTCAGAGTATGACACTGCGCAGGTTCACTTCACCGATCTGCCGCGAGGCCGCCTCACCGCCGCCGAGACGGCCCATGCCCGCCGACGTGGTGTGCGCCAGTTTCAGTGCCCATGCTGCCCAGACACTGTTGTGCACCAGAATCCCGTTGGCGAAGAACTCCGGCACTTCCTCCACCGTCAGGTCATAGACCGGCTGCCTTGTTCCGAGCGCGCAGATACGCTCCACAGGAGCTGGAGCAAGTAGCGGGTACCGGTCTGAAGGTGATGCCGTTGGAGACAACTGACTCAATTCCGGGTGCCATGCCCCCGGGCTGTCGCCCCAGACTATTGCGTCCAGTCTTACGAACCCCTTTCCGAGCACCCATACCCGGTGGTTGGCCGTCCCGGTGAGAGACCCGCCCGGGGTGTCCACCCGGAGGACTTCAGCGCTGGGCGACGTCATCCAGGAGCGCAGGACGCACCGCCATCCCTGCCGTGTCATCACCTGGTCGTCCGTGGTCACCGCTTCGATCGGGACTTGCCCTCGGCGAGTGGTGACCAGAGTCCCCGCTACCAGGCAGGCGTCCACACGGTCCGGGCTCCAGTTGAGTTCCGGATGCCAAGTGACCATCTGGTCCTCCAGCGCCTCGAAGGTGCCCGCGTGGTGCCAGCGGCCCTGGGCCGTCATCGCGCTGACCGGCTGCGCCCGGATCACCTTGCCCCGGGACGCGGTGACCTTGCGCACCGGGATGCTGACGCCCAGCGCCTCGGCTGCGGATCTCAGTGTTGACACGCACATATCACCTCCGAAGTTCACCTCGCAGACCACCTCGTGCGCCTGCCAGTCGACAGCAGCCTGGATAGCCCGCTTGCCCCAGCCGTCCGGAGACAGGTGGCAGGTGCGATCGTCCAGGACGTAGCCCTGGTGCTGCGGGCGGGTCGACACCGGCAGGTCGATGTCCGGGTCCACCGGCATGGCAGAGGACGGGAGCAGCAGTTTCGACCGACCGGCGACCACGATGCCCTGCTCGCCCGCACCGCCGGACGGGTCGACACCGACCACGATCCGGCTGAGGTCCGGCAGACCGGCAGCAGGCACCCGGGCCGCGTCGATCGTGGCCATCTTCCACAGGGCGTTGACGTCCTCGCCGATCAGCTGGCCCATGAGTTCCTGGCGGCCGAGCTGGGTCCCGCCGTAGGCGTCCTCCAGTGCCTCGCGGACCTCCAGCGGCAGGTGCGGGTTGTCGTAGGTGGACGCCCGGGTGACGACCGTGTTCGGGATCTCGCCGCGTTCCAGCCGCTTGATCAGCGGACGGGACTTCGGAGTGGTCGACGCCACCCAGTGCGGATGCGGTCCCGTACGCAACCCGAATCGCATGTGGTCCCAGCAGTCATCCAAATACCTCCAGGCTGCTAGCTCCTCAAGCCAATTCAAGCATCGATTTCCGCCACTCCTTAGTCGTTCTACATCTTCCGGGTTATTCGTACCGAACAGCTTCGCCTCACTGCCGTTGGGCCACAGGATCGACAGCCCGCCGGGGCGCTGCACCATCCGGGCGTCGGGGGAGTGCACCCGGATGCCGGACGGCCCGGAGAAGCAGGACGTGGCCGCGTCACCGAGGGTCGGTGCGATGATCCCGATCCAGTGCGGGACAGGGCCGGGCAGGCAGGGCGGTCCCTTGACGTGCTGGGAGATGTAGTTGGCGCATACATCAGTTTTTCCAGCCCCCCGGCCTGCAAGGGTTACCCAGCCAGCGAAGCCGGGCGGTGGCGGGACCTGGTGCGGCAGCGGTGTCCAGCGCGGCGACGACAGCTGGCTGATCTGCTGCGCCAGCTTGTCCGCTGCCTTGGCCGCTACCTCCTGCGGACCGCCCGCCATGGCTAGGCAGCCGCCCAGACCCGGGCGTAGTCCACCAGCATGGTCGTCGGCGTGACGTGCGGTCCGCCGTAGGTGCCCGAGGTGTTGTTCAAGATCATAAACATCGGGGCGTCGGTGATGCCCTGGGACACATTGCCGACCTTGACGCCGTCGTACCAGTAGTCGACGTTGCCCTCGGTCCAGTGGGCCGCGAACGTGTGCCAGCCGCTGCCGGTGTTCGAGCAGTTGCCGCTGGCACCGTTGTCCTGCGGGGACTGGAAGTGACAGCCGGTACCGCCGGACAGCCCCTCCATGACGTCCATCTCGCCAGTGGCTGGCCAGGCTCCGAGCCCGTCACACCAGGCCGCAGGCCAGTTGTAGACCGTCTCACCGCTGCCGGGCAGGAACACCCGGAATTCGACCACGCCGTAGGTGAAGGAGAACTGCTTGGACGACTCGACCAGCGCGCCGTACGCGGAGGTGAGAACCAGGTTCAGGCTGCCGCCGGACACCGAGACGTTCTTGGAGTCGTAGCCCTGGTCCTCCGCACCGTTGACGGGCCCGGTGAACTCGTTGCTCGACAGCCAGCCGTTGTTCCACTTGGTGGTGTCCAGCGCGGTGCCGTCGAACTCGTCACTGAAGACCAGGTCCCAGATGCCCGGGATGCCGGTCGGCACCGGGTTGTCCGGCACCGGCGGAGTAGGCGTCGGCGGCACTGGTACGGGCGGCACCGGCGGCACAGGCGGCGTGACGGACGCCGGAGTGACCACCAGGGTCCCGGACGGCTGCGGATGCCAGGTGCCGTTGATCTCGTACGAGCCGAAGATCTCATAGACCCCGGTCGGGAGCGACCGCATCCCGGACAGGTAGGTGGTCCCGGCCGGAATGATTGTAGCGGCGACCGCACCCGGGAAATCGAAGTTGTTCCCCAGGGCGTCCCGCACCGCGACTGTGACCCGGTCGGCGTGCAGGGAGGCCGTGGCCGACAGCCGCAGCATGGCCTGGGCCTGGACTCCGGCGGTCATGGCGGCGGGGCCGACGCTGTCCTGGGTGACGATGACAGGCGTGCTGCGTGACATGGCGCTCCGATCCAGCTCAGGTATGCATCGTGATCGTGGTCTTACCGATGTTCCGGTGCTTCAGTGCCTTGGTCTTGTGCGGCCGGTGGCGACCGGCAGCGGCACGGGCATCCATCGCCTTGATCTCGGCCCGCCTCGCCAGGACGGCCTTGCTCGGCGGCTTCCGCTTACGCGGCTTCTCGTGCCTCTTGACCTTGTGCGTGGCCTTGGGCTTGGCCGTGATCTTTTTGACCTTGTGGTGCTTGACGGCCTTCCGTTTCTTGGCAGGCTTCCGAACGGTCACGCCGGACCCTCCTCGATCTCGCCGACCACTTCGCCGTCCACCACGCCCGACAGCTTGACCTGCGCCGCCTCCAGCGCCTTCATCCGCAGCGCAGGCGACAGTCCGGCGGCATCGAACCCGGCCAGGATCGCCTCGACCACGATGGTCGACTCCAGGTCGGTCCGCTGCGCGAAGGCGATCTCCAGCTTCTCGTTGGCGTCCAGGCCGTGCAGCCGGGCGTACTGCCGGGAGATCGTCAGCAGCCGGTCCATGGCCTTGAGCGCGGGTTCGTCGTCCACCAGCGGATTGCCGTCCAGGCCGGTGACGACCTTGCCGCCCTGGACCACGTAGTGCGGCCTGGTCATGATCGCATAGGCCCGCCGCCGGTAGCTGTCGTACCGCTCGTCCTCCATCTGGATCAGGTCTTCGAGACTGGCGTCGATCTCCCGCCGGGACTGCTTGAGTGCGGCCTGCACGTCCTTCCAGACGGCCGACTTGGCACCGTGGTAGTCGTCGTACATCTGATCGGCGATCTGCTGCCAGGTCATGCCGGTGTTCTTGAGCTGGATCGCCTTGGACCGGCGCGCGGCGTCCTCGGCCGCGTCGCCCATCGGTACACGCCCCACGGCAACCACCTCCAGGTCAGGACTGTCCCTAGACTAAGGGACGGGAACCACCGCACCAGCCCGAGGGGGCGTACGTGACAGGAATCTACGGTCAGGACTGGTCAGCCTACTCACCCGGTCAGCCGGGCACGGCCGGTCTGGCGTTCGCGTTCGTCAAGGCCACTGAGGGTGTCGGCTGGATCAACCCGCTCTACACCGAGCAGAAGGCGCACGCCGAAGCCGCCGGGCTGATCACCGGGTCCTACCACTACCCGCACATGGCGAACAGCGCCGTGGCAGAGGCCGAGTACTTCCTGGCGCACGCCGACACCTCGCCCGGGCAGTTCCTCTGGCTGGACTGGGAGGGCAACGGTCAGGGCGAGGCCAGCTACGGGCTTTCGAACGCCGAACTGGAGTCGTTCAAGAACAACTTCCTGGCCTACGTCAAGGCCCGGTTCCCGCTCACCGTGGTCGGGGTCTACTGCGACAAGGACTTCTGGCTCAACATCGACACCACGTCCTACTGCCAGGACGCGCTGTGGATCGCCACCGCCGGACTGCCCGCAGGCGAGCCCGGGATCTCCTACCCGTACCTGATCCACCAGTACGGCACCGGAAGTGGTGTCGATCTGGACTTCTGTCCGCTGCCCGACAAGGCGACCCTCGCCCAGTGGGTCGTCAACACCATCGGAGGAACCGTGTCCACTCCCGCAGAGATCGCCACTGCCACCGTCAACCTGATGAACACCGACCGGGACACGCTGGCGTTCGCCGGGCTGTACTGGCTCCGGCTCGGTCTCGACCCGGCCACCGTGTTCACCCCGAGCCAGCTGGCGCTGCCCGTCGGTCAGCAGGCGTCCCTGCTCCAGGTCCTGGTGCTCGACCAGATCGATACCATCTCCGCGCTGACCGACAAGGTCGACGCACTGGCTGCCGCCGTGGCCGCAGCGGGCACCCTGTCCGACGCCCAGGCCCAGCTCGCCGGGACGGCGGGCGCGACCGCCGCGCTGGCGATCCTGGGCAAGGATCTCGAAGGCCCGGCCAGCTGATCCCGAACGCACGAGGACCCCGCCGTGAGCGCCATTCTCCGGCGGGGTCCTCGCGTTGCAGCGTACATGCAGAAGCCCCTGCGCCGGTCGCCGCACAGGCGCAGGGGCTTCACCGTGCTCCGAGGAGCGGGAACGGACCACGGGTCTAGGGGGAGGCCAGCGCACCGATCTGGGTGGACGCCGACTCCAGTGCAAGGGTTCCGCTGTCCAGCTCGGCGACGGCCTTCGCCAGGTCGGCGGTGTTCTGCCCCGTGCTGCCCGCTGTGCAGTCCGACGCGGCACTGCCGTAGTCGGACATCGCCGCCGACCAGCTGGCCTGAACAGCGGCATCGGGGACCGGGCCGTAGGCGACCATACCGGACACGTCGGTGCCGAGCTTCGCGCAGTCGGTGCCCAGCTTGGCGTAGTCCAGGCTGCTCGCATCGTTGCCTGCGGCCGTCAGGTCGGTCTCCAGCACGCCGACCTGTGCGGACATGCCGCCGGTCCACCAGGCGGCCACCTGCTGCGCGGTGGTCTGGCTGCTGGTCGTCGTGGCCGCGACCGGACTGGGCACCGGCGCTGGCGCGGACGGCGAGGACGAGCACGCGGCCACGGAGAGCAGACCTGCCGCCAGAGCCAGGGCTGCCTCTACAGCGCGCCTCATCCGAGTCCGTCCTGGCAGAACCCGGCGTGCACCACGAACGAGTTCTTGGCCTCCCACAACCTGCGGAGTCCTGCGGTCAGCTCCGGGCCGTCCGGCGTGTGGTCGATCACGTGCTGCGCCAGATCGCTGCACGGCTTGCTGACCAGTTGCAGGTGCTCCGGCAGGTGCTCATAGGCGAACAGCGGTGCGAAGTGCACGGTGGCCGGGTGGCGGCCCTCGACGTCGAGCACTACAGCCCCTGGGAGGTCAGGTAGGCACGGACACCGGTGGCCACCTGCTCAGCCGTGACGGTACCCGGCACCGGCGGCACGGGGACAGGCGGAGGCGTCGGCGCGGGCGGGGTGACCGCCGGGAACGGGTCCCCGGTGATGTCCGTCCAGTCGGCCTCGAAGGTGGTCAGGTTGACCCCCGCCAGGAACGCGGGATCAGTCAGCATCTCGGGCCACAGGACGACCCACGCCTCCTCGATCTCGTGCTTCCAGAAGGTGTCGGTGAAGCTCGTCTCCTCGGCCCAGGTGATGAACCGCTCGTCACCGCCCAGCTGTCCGGCACCGGCCGGACCGTAGCCGCCGACCACGACCGAGTGGCCGCCGTCGACCGGGCTGCCCTTGACGTAGTTCCACGGCTGGCCCTCATCGAACTCGGTCATGTTCGCGTCCAGGACGTTGAGCCCGACCCAGATGCTGCCGAAGATCGCGATGGCAGCCTGGACCTCGGCCGCGTTGGTGTAGTCAAGACTGGCGTAGCCGAGCGACTTGACACCGTCCGGGCCACCGGTTTTGACCAGGTAGTCGAGCAGGGTCTGGATGTCCATGCCGTTGTCGTACGAGGACCCGGGGCCGTTGGTGTCGGCGGAGCCGTTCGGGTCGAAGCCGGGGTTCTGGGTCTCGTAGACCGCCCAGACCTGGCTGATCGGCGGGTAGTTCTCGACAGCGAGAACGGCGGTGACCAGGCGGCGGACGTTGGCCCAGGTGACTGCCACACAGTCACCGGCGGTGTCATTGCCCAACATTTGCCACTCTGACAACCTGGAGAGGTAGTCGGCGGCAGCAGGGTGGATGGGCACGACACCTGTGAGGTGCCGACCGAGCTGGACGGCGGGCTTGCGCGTCGGAGGCTTGCGACCGTAGCGGCGATCCGGGTGGTCCCGGTGGTGGCGGTTGAGGCTCATGCGCGCACTCTACCCGAGCGGCCCGGACAGACCGCTCCTGGCGTGGACGACCGTGCATCTGCACGTGCAACAACTGGGATATGGGGCCCGGGAATGATCCCTGACAGCCCGGACATCGGGCATCATGTGCGCAGTGAACGTACGTACGGGGACGGAGGACGGCATGGGCACCGCAACCGGAGTCCTCCTGCAGTACGGGGCCGTCGGTCTGATCGCCATTCTGGCGCTGATCGTCGCCAAGATGATGTACGACCGCTGGTGCGACGACAGGGACCAGGAGGTGCAGCGGCTGACCACGACGATCGAGCGCGAGCAGCAGCGGGCCGACCGGGCTGAGGAACGGGCTGACCGCATTCAGGCAGAACTGGGTAGGCTCAACGAAACGGTACGCAATGACTACGTACACACGCTCAGTGCCGCCAACCTGGCCATGGCCGAGTCCAGCCGGGCCGTTGCAGATGCCCTCGCCGCCGTGCGCAGGAGATGACCCCATGGCCAAGCCCAGCCCGGTGGACAGGCTGCTGGCGGAATCCGAGCGGCTCCGTGAGGAGCTGCGCCGGACCATCGACGGCCTCCGGGAGTTCTCCACCGAGCTGCTGGCCGAGTCCCGGCTGCTGCGGCACGAGGCGGCACCGCCGAACGTGAGCCTGGTCAAGGACGACGACAAGGGAAGTGATCAGCCGTGAGCGACGACCCTCCGGCTTCCGCACCCGACCGGCTGGCTCAGCTGGCCGAACTGGCGTCCGGCCTGATGGGCGAGGTCGAGGAGCTGACCGAGGCCAGCGGCAACCAGTTCGTCTCCCTGGCCGAGCGCTCCGCCGCCAACCTGCGGCTGACCCAGCGGGTACGCAGGTTCGCCCGGTGGCTGGCCGTGAGCGTCGCCGTGGACATCGCCCTGTCCGGTGCGCTGGCGTACAGCCTCGCCCAGGTCAGCGACAACACCCACAAGGTCAACGAGCTGACCCAGCGGCTCAACATCTCCCAGACGGTCACCCGGCAGGACACGCTCTGTCCGCTCTACACCCTCTTGCTGGCCGGAGACACGGCCGCCAACCGGGCGAAGGCCCCCGACAAGGCTGCGTTCGACCACTCCTACACGGTGATCACTGCTGGGTACAAGGCACTCGACTGCACAGCGGTGACCGCCAAGAACTGATCAGCCGGACGCCTCGTCCTGGGCCCGGTGCCAGTCGATATGCACCGGGGCCGTGGTGTCCAGGGTCAGGCAGCCGCAGTCCCGGCAGACCAGGACCGTGGCCCGGTTGTCGGCGGGGCCGATGTCCACGACCGGGTCGAACCTCGGGATACCGGCCATCAGGAGCGGGGCACCCGGGTGGCGCTGACCGTCTGGTAGTGGGCCACGACCCAGGCGTGGATGGCGTCGATCCGGGCGGTCGCCTCGGCGGCGACGCCTGCGTCCATGATCACAGTCAGCTCGTTGTCCTGCTTGGCCTCGCCGCCCGCCGACCAGTTGGTCGAGCCGCTGACGCGGATCGCCCCGTCGATCACGAACTCCTTGAGATGGATGATCGCTCCCTTCTCGGACCGGCCGATGGCGATGTCCGAGTTCGGGTACTCTTCGTGCTCCAGGATGCGGCGCTCGGTCGCGCCGCCCGCCTGGCTGGAGTCCAGTGTCAGGCTCACGGCGATGGCCGGGTTCTGGAGCGCCGCTTCGATCGCGTTCGCCAGTTCGAGGTCATCGAATCCGTACATCGCGATGTCCAGGCTCACCGTGGCGGAGGAGACCAGCGCCACCAGGGCGGCGTGCACCTGGTCCACCGGGCTGTAGAGCGTGCGCACACCCGGCAGGTCCCAGGTGGCGGGCAGCGGGACGGCGCGGTACTGGTCGAGCACGGTCAGATCGGTGAAAGTCACGCTTGCCTCCTGGGCCGGATCGGCAGCAGCCGCCGCCGTGAGGGATGCTACCCGCATGACACAATTCGCCGTCCAGCTCCGCAAAGCGCCCCGGTGGCAACGGGCCACCGTGTACGGCCTGGGCAGTCTCGCCCTGGCACCGGTCGTGTTCATGAGCCGCGTGATCGTCACTGGCAACTTCGCCGGGATGGCCGACGTGGTCGCCGACGTCCTCGGCAGCGGGGCACTGATCGTGTTTCTGGCGATGCTGACCGTCACCCCGGCCATGACCGTCACCGGGCAGCGCTGGTTCGTCCCGCTCCGCTGGTGGTTCGGGATCATGTTCTTCGCCATCGCGCTGACCGACCTGGTGATCGCCTCCATCACCACCGGCGGCGACTTCAAGGGCGGCTTCGTCTCCCGGCTCGCCGGGCACACCTTCCTGCTGGTCGGCACCGCGATGGTGCTGCTCTCCGCCGTGCTCGCCGCCACCGCCTCGCACCGGGCCCAGCGCTGGCTGGGCCGGTACTGGAAGCCGCTGCAGCGGACCACCTACGCGGTCTGGGCCCTGGTCCTGCTGCACCTGGCCCTGCTGTTCGGTGTCGGACCGGCGAGCAGGTTCACCGAGGCCCTGGCCGCGTCGGTGCCCCTCGCCGTGCTGCGGGTCCCGGTCGTACGCCGGTGGTGGGAGCACGAGCGCCGCAGAGCGGGCTGGCGCAGCCCGTGGCTGTGGACCGCCGGACTGGTACTGGCGGCCCTGTTCGTCTTCGGCATGGCGCACCTGGTCGGCGAAGAGGTCAACCGGGGCGTGGACGCCCTGTCGAACACTCCGGACAACCCCGCGTGACGCCCGTACACCACGCCGCGCCGCGCCGTCCGAAGCCGAGGCACGCGAAGCCGACCCGACGCCAGGTGCTGGCCCGCCGCAGGACGGCCGCAGCCGTGGCCGCAGCCGTCCTGGTCGTCCTGGGTGCGGGCACCGAGCAGCTGGCCGTCCACGGAGCCCGGTTCTTCGTCACCCGACCGCCGGGAGTGGGCAGCGAACCCGCCGCGCCTACCTCGGCAGGTGCAGGAACGCTGCGGCCACCGGCCAGTAGTGGCTGAACCGGTAGCCGACGGCGAAGGCGAGGACGGCGATCAGCATCCCCATCCGGTGGCCACGGTTCTCGACCACGAGCACGACCAGGATGGCAGCGAGGATCAGCCAGATGGCGAAGGTCATAGCGGAAGGCAGATCCCTAGAATGCAGACCGGCTTGTGTGTCGGCCGCTGGGTGGGAGTGCTGGACGGTGCCGACGATACCGGAGCAGCACTGGACGAGGACGGCGCGGGCGGCTCGAACGGTGCCGCACTGGTACTGGTCGGCTCCGTGGTCGTCGGTGCCACAGTCACCGGAGCGGTGGTCGTCGGCTGCTGGGTCGGCTGCTCTGTGGGCGTAGTGGTCGGCTGCTCCGTGGGCGGCGTGTAGACAGGCGCGGACACCGGAGTGGTCGGTACGGTGTCTGTCGGCTCAGCAGGTGTCCCCGCGACCGTGGTCGGTGCGGTCACCGGGGCACTCGTCAGCACCCCCGCAGCCGATGACTGCACCCGCACGAGCACCGGTACGGAGCTGACCGCGCGACTGGCCGAGGACGCCGACGCCAGGGCGATCGTCATCGCCTCCCCGGCCGTGAACGGGATCGTGACCGGCTCGGCCGGGACCGTGGCGAACGGCAGGGTGGACGCGGCCGTGGTCGACAGCGGTGCACCGCGCGACTGCAGCGGGGACGGCTGACCGGCCGCAGCCGGGGGAGGCGTGCTGGACCCCGTGTCCAGCTGGGCGAGGGCGACGCCTCCCCCAGCTGCGGAGAACAGGACGACCAGAGCGAGGCGGGCACGCCACGGCTCGGGCCGTCGGTGCTGGGCGGTGCTGCGCATGCTGCCACCGTAGCGCCGCTACGCCGGGCGTACAGCGAACCAGCCCATCCCCTGGGCGTCGTAGCCGACCGTGCGCACCCGGATGCCGGTCAGCGGGTTCTCCGCCACCACCACGTCCCCGTGGCCGATGTAGAGCCCGACGTGGCTGCCGCCGTAGTAGACGATGATGTCTCCGGGCCGCACCTCGCTGTCCGGCACCCGGCGCAGCCCGGACGCCTGGGCCTCGCTGGTGCGGGGCACGCTCACCCCGGCGTGCTTCCACGCCTCCATGGTCAGTCCCGAGCAGTCGAACACGTTCGGTCCCGTACCGCCGAAGACGTACGGCTTGCCGACCTGGTCCAGCGCGAAGGCCACGGCCCGCGACGCTGCGGATGCCGTGGCCTGGTGGACGACTGCCTTGTGCACTGCCCTGCGTACCGCTGGCCTGGTCACGGCCTTCACAGCGGGCTTCACCGCCAGCGGCTTCTGGACCGGGTGGACGACCGCCGTCGCCACCCGCTTGACCGCCGTCCTGGCCTTCGGCTTCACCACGGCCTTCGGCTTCGGCTTCGGCTTGGCCGCAGGCTTCGGTGTGATCGCGAACTGCGGCACCGGACCGCCCTCGGTGAGCCCGGCACGCGGTCCGCAGACCGGCCACGCTCCCGGTCCCTGGGCGGCGGCACGGCCCGGCCAGCCGTTGAGCACCCGCTGCCCGATGATGATCTGATCGTCCTTCGTGGCCCGGTTCGCCGTTTCAGCGAACACCCCGCCGCCGTAGGCAAGCCAGGTAGACCCGCTGAACTGCAGTCCGCCGAAGAACCCGTTGCCGGTATTGATCGACCAGTTCCCGGACGACTCGCACGCCGCGACACGGTCCCAGACGGATACCGTTGCGGCCTCCGATACCGGTACACTCACCAGCGTCGATCCGGTGCCGATCACCCCGGTCATCGCCGCTGCAACCATCCCTCGACGCAGTCGCGTCGTCTCCTTCGGCCGCCTGTGCATGCCCATGTTGTGCCCTCTAGATTCCTGTCGCCCCACGACGGATGTCCTGACCGGGACACAATAACGGAGCACAGGCGGCTGTCCAGCAGGCCCGGCCCTGGCGAATTCAGCAACCAACGGGGATGACAGATCGTCAGATCTCGTACCGGCCATCCTTGTTGCGCAGGTTCGACCGACGCCAGGCGTCGTCCCGGAACGGCTCGGAGACGGTCTCACCCCGGTACTCGACCCGCACTCCCGCACCCGCCCTGCCATAGGTGCCGGGAGCGTCCCAGGGCGGTGCCACACCGTCCCGGACAGCGGGGACGACCGCCTCCCCCTCGACCAGCTTCGCCAGTGCAGCGGCCTGCCGGACGACGAAGTGGCCCGGCTCGGTCCCTGCGAGGGCCTTGAAGGCGAGCCAGAGTCTGGCGGCGGTGTCACCGATGTAGACCGGTATGTAGCCGGTATGGTCGCCCCAGGCCCGTGCCTGTGCCACAGCGTCGAACGACCGGCCGTCGAAGTCGTCCCGCAGGGACACCCAGCGGACCCCGAGCCGGACCGCCTCGGCCGCCGGGTCGACTCCCCAGGACTGCCAGGTCTGCGCCCGGATGTTGTCCACCACCACGTCGTACCGGCCCGGTTCCAGGTCTGCAACATCCCGGGCATGCCGGAAGGTCACCGACTTGTCCCAGTTGAGCCAGTCCCACAGGAGGCTGCCGTCGGCGAGTTCCTGCACCGGGTCGGGCCGACCGCTGACCCATTTGTCGACCGTGTGGCCCTGCTCCGCCAGGATCATCCCACAGTAGGCGGGAGCCAGGTACACACCGAGTTCCAGGATATTCACGCTTCCGCCTTGGGTGCGATGTACTCGAACGACCTGGTCCCCAGCCGCCGGGCGGCCGTCTGGGGCCGGTTCATGGGGGTCCTAAGTCGGTCGGACCCAGGCGTGGTGTCCCGCCACCTGGGCGACGCCTGGTAGTAGTGGATCAGCGCAGGATGGGACGTGACCGCCCGGAACCGGTATTCCTGATCCCAGAGGTACTGGCCCAGCCAGTCATTCATCCGGCCGCCGATGCCCAGGCCCTGGTAATCGGGCAGCACGACCAGCCGGTGATTCATCTTGATGTTGCGGGTGTGAGCATGCGGGAAGTGCCGGTAGGAGTCGAAGGCCACCAGATCGTCTCCGATGAACCCGCCGAAGCAGACCGCCGCCGTGGCCAGATCACCGCTCAAATAATGATGATCTTTAAAGAGGGGCCAGACGGAACGATCGACCTGGTGGACGCGGAGGTCCAGTGCTGGCCGGGCTGGAACCGACCCCCAGGTGAGCGTATCCGTGGCGACCTCGTAGACCCAGTCCGGCTGCAGCCACTCGGCGATGTCGTAGTGGCAGGTCACAGCGACAAACCGGCGTCCACTGCGCCGTACGGACTTCTGGACGGTGTGCGAGGCGACCTTGGCGACCTGGCGGTCCACGACCGAGGTGAACTCGTCCACCACGGTCAGGCCCGGCGACTCGGCCAGGGAGCGGGCGATGTCCGCCCGAAACTGCTCGCCGTTGGACAGGGTCCGGTACGGGCGGAGCCACACCGGCACCGAGCCGAGACCGACCGCCCCGAGCAGGCCCGTGATTTCCTTGATGCCCATCCCGGCCGGGAAGTCGTCCACCAGGGAGCGATCGGGGGACCAGCGGTGACCGTGGCTGTAGGCGTCCGGCCACAGGGCCCTAGCGACGGACGACTTGCCGGAGCCGGACGGGCCGACCACCATGCCGACCGACCAGTCCTTCTCCTCGACCGGGAGGTGGACGTCCCAGGAGTTGGACGCCTTCTCCTCGACGGAGACATCCATCAGGGAGCTGATCTGCGCCAGCCGCGAGGTCGCCTGGACCGGTGTGCTGACCTCGACCCTCAGCTCAGGCACGGGGGCACCTCACGTGATCAGCGCCTTGACGTCCAGGCCCTCGGCCGTGAACCGCTCCAGCAGGGACGTCTGCTCGGCCTCGTCCGCGCAGTGGACCACCAGGGCCCATGCCTCCTGGATGGCCTCGGTGTCGGCGTCCCCCGCCTCCGGCATGACCTCGTCATGGCCGAGCAGCTTTACCAGGTCGGCGTCGGTGTAGCCGGTGCCGTACAGGAGTGCGCCCTCGGACCCGGCGTCGTTCTCCGCCGCCTCGGTGAGCAGGGCGACCAGGGCCTGTTCGTCGTACTCGCCCAGGTCTGCGGTGCGGTTCGCGGCCAGCAGGATCTTCACCGCCCTGGCGTCGTCCACGTCCACATACACCACGTCGATGGTGTCCCACTCCAGGTTCCGCGCCGCCCGCAGGGTGTGGTTCCCGGACAGGACGTGGCCCGTGCTGCGCTGGACCACGATCGGGGCGAACAGGCCGTTCGCCCGCAGCGACTCCTGGATGGCCCGCACGTCACCCCGCCGGGCGTTCCTCGGATGGAGGGTCACCGAGCCGATCGGCACCCGTTCCACCTTGTTGACCAAAGATCCCATTACCGCTCCCTGCCCGTCGTGGCCTGCTGGCCATTGTGCCGCCTACAGCGAGGGGGTCATCCCCAGCGCCAGCCCGCTCCCGGGCATCTGCCTATCGACCCACTCCGCGCAGCCGCCGTGGGCGACCGCCGGAGCGACCAGGTCGTCCATCCCGCAGACGCAGCAGGTGCCGGGCGCGGGATACGGGCACCTGATGACCGGGCGCAGGCCCTGGGCGGCGGCGAGGCGGTACGGTCGCTCCCGGCGGTAGGCGGCGTACATGAGCAGCAGTCGGAGACCGGCCACGAGGCAGGCAGTGGCGGTCAGGTCACCGATCAGCCAGACAGCTATGATCATCACGGCTCCCAGTCGTCGTCATCGGTGTACGCCGGGTCCAGCAGTTCAGGGAACCACCGCGCGGCGTCGCTGCTGTCCGACCAGTCATACCCGGTACCACTGATCCGTTCAATGGTGTCAGGAACCTCCGGTAGCCGGTAGGCAGAGCAGGCACGGAGCAGCGTGACCAGATGCTCCGACACCCGGCCACCGAGGGAGTGGGCCATGTTCTCGGCCGCGTGCCGCATCGCGTTGCGCTGGTCTCCGGGCACAGCTCCCAGAAGACCGGTGATCAGTGTCTGCTCCAGCCCCTCGGCCAGTCTCCGCTGCCGCACCGCAGCGGCGAGCACGGTCTGAACCCCGAACGCACCCGACGAAGCAGCGGCACACCACAGGGCGTCCGGGAAGTCCCTGCCGCCGTCGGCGTATCCGTCGTGCGGCACCGGCACCTGGGCCCAGATCTCCGCGCTTTGTGTCCGCAAGCGCTGGATCGCGGCCTCGCGCCAGTCCGGGTCGTCCACTGACCTGTTCACCATGTGTTCCTCTCTGCGCACTTGCCGTAGAAGATCCGCATCGCCAGGTGCCACGGGGTGAACCGCAGTCTCAGGCAGTGGCCGCACACGGGCCAGTTCAGGATCATCCCCATCCCCAGACGTCGTTGACCGCCGTCATCAGCCGCTGGAGCGTCGGCTCCGCCACGTGGGCCCTCACCTCGCCGTAGCGCCACACCTGCTCGTGGAACAGGCCGTCCTCGAACCAGACCCGGCCGTTGAACTCCCGCCCCGCGTGGTGGCCCCAGACACGCCCGGTCCGCAGGCGGTCCTCGAAGCCGTCATCGATCGTGTACATGAAGTTCGACATGCCTGTCCAGTCCGGCAGCTCCGCGTAGCCCTCCGGCACTCCCCTGATCTCCTGCCGGTTCACAGCTCGATCCCCTTGCTCCGGAGCCATTCGATGGTCAGTTGCCTGGTCTGCGCTTCACTGACGGCCGACCAGATCACTGCCTGCGGGTCGAGCCCGGCGACCAGGATCGCCTGCTCCAGAATCTCATGATCGCCAGGCTCATCCGGCAGCTGCCCTTCGTCGTATGCTGTACCGGCCAGCCGAACGATCAGTGACGCCTCGCGCTCGTTCACCGGAACGTCCACCACCCGTCGTAGCCGTCCGGGATCTCCGGGAAGTTCTCCAGCATCGGCCGGAGCAGCGCCATCTGCTGTGCGACCGTCTCCGGCCTCTCCGCGCCCCAGTACCCGGTGCCGTCCCAGCGTGCCCAGCAGTCGCCGCCGTACCGACTGTCCAGGTCGGCCGACAGGACGGCGACCGGGTCCAGCGGATCGACCGGCTCCTTCAGGTTCTGACTCCAGAGCCCGAGAACGCCGACACAGGCCCGGGTCTCGCCATCCTTGCGGCGGTACCAGACAGCATCGATCTTCGCGTGGACGGAGAACCGGCCGCCGTGGTCGTACAGCTCGCCGTCCCGGAAGGTAGCCAGGTCGACTGCGAACGGCTTGTGCGACATGACGAACTTCTCTTCCCGCTTCATCGGTCTGTTCCCCTCTGTCCGTCATCGGCCGTACTGTCCGTACCGGTCCCGCTACCGGATGGTTCGCCCAGTAATGCATCGGCGATTTCCGGCCACTGGTGACCGGCCCTGCGGTGCGCCCTCAGGTGGCGGCGCATCCGCGAATCGCTCCAGGGGCCCTGTACGGGCCTCGCAGCCCCTCGCCGGTACCGGAGCCCGGGACGCAGCCCGCAGGCCGTACAGAGCCACCCTGAGGCCGTCTCACGGTGCACGGTGACCCGGACCTCCGCCGCCGGTCGGTCGGCGCGGCGGTCCAGCCGGACGGCGGCCACGACCAGGACGATCTCCACGAGGACGGCGGCCGTGGTGCCGGTGATGATCCAGACGGCGCTGCTCACTGATCCAATTCCCTTCTAAAACCAATGGTCATTGGTCCGCTGCTTTTGTGTTTCCGGGAAGAACGGCCACGTCAACGGGGTTCCCGGCTTGATCCATGCGGGCGGCTCTCACAGCCCGCGCCTCCGTTCCGTGACTGTGACCGCCAGGTCGCCCGCCGCGCTGCGCCTGCTCCGCCAGGTGGCCACGGCCCGGCTGAAGCGGTCCTCCCGCCTCAGGTGGCTGCGCCGCCCATACTTCGCGAGGATCTTGCACTCCTGCCCGGCGGCGGCACCGCACTCCCAGCAGGGCACCGCGACCGCGTCGGCAGGCTTCGGGTGCTTGCGCTCCCAGTCGTCCCGGGCCCGCCGACCGATCTCCGCCGGGCTGTCCGTGCTGCTGTCCATCGATCTTCCTTTCCGTGGTCTTTGATCTTCCTTAACGATCGTTCAGTGTATAGTTGTGTAGGGTTCTCCGCTGACCCACACGCACGCACTAATTGCTGGTTCAGCGGAGAACCCTACACAACTATACACTTTTGCAGGTCACAGCGTTTCGCCCTCTTCGGGATCTTGCAGTGAAAGTCCCATGTAACGGTTCCCCGACGACCCCCGGCGGCGTTCGTGCCCCTTGGTGACCATCGCCTCCCCGAAGGTGGTCGAATTGCCCGCATATTCGTTGTTCGCCGAGCACCACACCGCCCACGCCTGGAACAGCTCCGACGCCTTCACCGACTGCCGGGGGACGGAGACCGTGCACTCGCCCAGGAACCGCCCCAGGGCGTCCGTGTCGGCCCGGTAGGCGGCCGTGCGCTCCGCCACCGCCCCCGGGGCCCGCAGACCCATCCTCCGGAACTCCTGGAGCCCTTCCAGGGCCCAGGCCAGGACCGCCCCGCCGTCCCGGCACAGCCGCTGCGGGAGGTCGTGGTCCTGCTCGTCCTCGGTGAAGACCCGTTCGAAGGGCACCACCCGGAGCCGCCGCCAGCAGGCCGGGTCGTCGCTCACGCGCGGCAGCTTGTTCGTGATCATGACGAGGGTGTGGGTGGGGGCGAACTCGACCGGGTCCATCCGCATCCGCCGGGCCCGGATGTCCTCACCGCCGGTCAGCCGCTTCATCGTGGACTCATCGAACCGCCGACCTGCCTCGGTCTCCGAGATGAAGACCATGCGCGCGCCCATCAGGTCCATCCGCTCGGTGCTGTGGCCCTCGTGCTTGCTGGCGATCAGCATCTCCGGGTCGACCTCGATCGAGTAGTCGCCGAACGCGGCCTTGACCGCGTCCCGCAAGGTGCTCTTGCCGTTCGCGCCCTCGCCGGTGAAGATCGGCATCACGTGCTCGGTGACCCGCCCCAGCATCGCGTAGCCGACCAGGCGCTGGACGAACCGGCGGACGGCGTCGTCGGGCAGCACCTCCGCCACGAAGGCCCGGAACTCGGTGCCGTCCCCGCCCGGCGTGAACGGTGCCAGCTTCGTAATGAGGTCGTCGGGGTCCGGTGGCCGGATCTCGCCTGTGGTCAGGTCCAGCGTGCCGCCCGCCGTGTTGAACAGGTCCCCGTCGGCGTCGAGGCGCTCGGCAGCCACGGAGAACACCTCCAGCGAGGAAGCGATCTTCAGGATGCCCTCGATCCCGCCCGCCGACTCGCACTTGCGGACGTCCTGGTACAGGGCGTCCCGGGCGCGGGTCTCCAGCTCCTCCAGTCCCCGCAGGGAGGTCTTGAGGACGTCGACCACGGCCCGCACCGCGAACCGGTCCTTGTCCTCGGTCCACCGCTGGCCGTCCCACACGTGCCAGCCGACCCCGTGGGCGTGCAGCAGCCTCCCGGTGTACTGCACCGCCAGGCGCTCCGCCATCCTCAGCTGGCCCCGGTGCATCTCGTTGACGGCGTCGGGGTCCTCGTCCGCGACGGGCGGCTCGTACGGTGCGGCGGTCCCCTCGTCCAGGGAGCGCCGGATCGTCCAGGCGATCCGGGGGTCGTCGGTGCCGCGCTCCCGCACGGCCGCCAGCAGCTGCTCCTCGGCGGACTCCCGGGAGATCCAGCCGCGCGGGATGTACTGGCCGATCATGTAGGCCATGCGGTTGGTGGTCGCGTTGCCGGTCCCCGGTGCGGCGTCGCGCACGGCCGCGACCTTCTCGGCGACCGACGCGGCGAGCCATCCCGGGACCGCGCGCCGGACTGCGGGAGCAGGTGGTGGCTGGCCGGGCTCCGGCGGCCCGGCGATGTCCTCGATGATCCCGAACTCCCGCAGCAGGCCGGTCAGCCAGCCGGGGGGCACGGCCACGGCCGCGTCCCGGACGGTCCGGTAGGCCCCCTTGCCGGAGACCGAGGGCGGGGCCACCACCTGGCCGCCGTCGCCCTTGACGTCGATGTCCGGGTAGCGGTCGCCGAACACCCGGCTGTCGCTCTTGACCGTCGTCCCGGGCGGCATCCGGAAGTAGTACTGGGTGCCGCCGCCGCCGGTCCGGACCGTGTGGGTGTCCGGCAGGTCCCCGTACTCGGTGGTCAGCGCGACCAGCGAGTCCAGGCCCTGCTTGTAGGTGCCGTCCGGGCGCAGGCCCTCGTCCACGTCCAGAACCCAGAACCCGGAGGCGGCTCCGGTGGCGATCCCGATGTTGGCGCTCCGGTGCTCTGCCCAGACGGCGGCGATCGTCTGCGGGTCGCCGGTGGCCTGCCGGGTCCAGTCGCCCAGCATCGGGTGCTTGCCCGCCGACGCGCACGCGGCCGTCCAGCTCACCCCCAGGCAGCTGCACTGTCCACGGTCGGTGATCCAGTGGACCGGCAGTACCTTCCAGCCGCGCTCCCCGTAGCCCAGTGCCGCGTACGCGCGCGGGAACTCCCGGGCGAACGCCTCCTCGTCGGTGTCGACGTCTGTGGTCACGTGTCCCCCTCCTTCGGTCGGTGGTCGGTGTTCGGGAGACTACGCGGAGCGGGAGGCGTCGTCTGCGGTGTGCGGCGCGATCAGTGCGTCCAGTTCAGGGATGGAGACGAATACTTGATCAAGACCGTTCACGTACCTGGTCAGTTGTTTCGTACGGAGCCAGGTATTGATGCGGCACAGGGGCACTCCTGCACGCCGCGCGGCAGCAGTTCTGCGCAGGAACGGTCGCTCCGGCGGCACGTAAACCGCTTCGGGTTCACGTACCTGACGGCGTGATCGGTACGGGATGGACCGCTGGGTGTTGACCTGCGGAGTGACAGGATCGCCGTGCCAGGGGTTCCAGCAGGCATGGACCCGGCACAGGTGGTCTATATCCAGTTCCTGTGGGAGGTCTCCACGGAGCAGGTGCCATGAAACCCGGTGCGCAGAATACACATGGCCCCAACCAGTGCTGCACGCAGAGTAATTGGTGCGCTTCGTGTTTTTCGGTACCCAGCAGTACGGGTGCAACCCCCTGACCAGGCAGGGGACCTCGATGGACCGCACAGTCAGGCGTTCGATCATCTGGAACGCGGTGTCGGGGATCGGACGGCCAAGGCGGCTCACGGCGTGACGCTCTTCTCTTCGTCGGTCACCGGAATGTCCCGGCCGGTGATCCGGTCCAGCTCCAGTGTCTGGATCACGACCCGTGCACGTCGTGATCCGCGTCGGGTGTGCTTGGTCAATGTGCCGTCCGCCAGCCATCGGGCCACCGTGCGGATGTGCACCCCGGCACGTTCGGCCGCCTGCTTCTGGGTGAGGTATTGCGGGGTGTCAGGAGTCATGGGTCCACCATAGCAGTTCTCGCCAGTTATTGACAGATACCGTCATGCCGAATATTCTGGAGGGGACGCACCGACCAACGACCGAAGGACTGCCCCATGACCGCCCAGAGGATCACCATCGCCGACCTGGCCACGGAACTCGGCCACACGCACACCCACTACGTGACCACTGCGGTCTCCGCCCTGGCGAAGCGGCACGGACCCACCCGGGTGATCGCCGAGGCCCACGGCTTCCGGCTCACCGTGCTGACCGGCTGGGGAGCCGACCAGGTGCGCAGCGCGCTGGCGACGCCGTGAGCGCCCCGCTGACCGTGGGCGCGCTCGCCCGGGAGCTGCGCCCCGCCGACGTCCGGGACATCGGGCTGATCGTGAGGCGGCTGGTCTTCGTGTTCGGGGCGGCGGACGTGATCGCCGAACCGGGGCCCGTCCGGACCGCTGTCCTGACCGACTGGGGCGCGCAGCAGGTGCGCCAGTACTTCGACCGGAAAGGGAACGGATCATGAACGACTACGAGCGGGCACGGGACGGCCTGGTAGCGCAGCTCCCGACTCAGATCCTGAGCAGGGACTACGTGGCCGAGTTCGAGATCGCCGTTCGTGCCGATCAGCGGGAGCAGGATATCCCGGAGATGGCAGGTGCTCGTCTCGTTACCGGGATCTACCGGGTTGAGCCGGACGAGATTGCCGGTGTCCAGGGCTCTGTCTCGCTTCGGGTTCTCGGCGGTCCGAAGAGGTACGTCCGGATCTTCGACGGCTCAGACCGCTTGGAGAACGGCTGGACCCTCTACGGGTCGGCCCTGACGCTGTGGGAGGTGTCATGAAGTTCACCATGACCCAACCGGCAGACCCGGGTACGGAGTTCGCACCGGACTGCTTCGCTGGCGACGTCGGCAGGCAGATACCGATGGACCTCGGTGGCCGCACCGTGACGGCCACGATCACCGCTGTGAAGATCAGTGACAGCGGTCGATCGGCGGACATCACCTACGAGATCCCGGACGACGATCCGTTCGCCCGCCGACTCACCGGGTTCGGACTGCAGGGCATCAGCATCGACGGTGACCAGTCGTGAAGTCGATGCTCGGCACCGCTCTGGCGGTCGCCGTCGTCCTCGCCGCCATCTGGTGCTTCGGCAAGGCCAGCGACCCGGCCGGGATGACCGCGCCCGCACCCTCCGTGCACGTGACCGCTCCGGCGGTGCAGCGATGACGTACGCGGACATCGTCCGCGCAGCCCTGCTGACGGACGACAGCCGGGTGTGCCGCTGCTGGCCGCACGGACCGGACGACCCGTGCCTGTGCAACGGCCGGTACGCCAGCGGCGCATCCGGCTGCTGCGCCGGGCACGAGCCTGGATGCTGCTGCGACATCGGCTGGGACTGCGAACACGCTGCCGGACAGCGCGCCGCTGGTGCGAAGTTCTGGACAGAGCTGAAGGAGGGCAGCCCGTGAGCACCGGCCTGGACGAGACGCTGACCGCGAAGCAGAACGCGTTCCGGCGCACGCTCTGGACCCGCGAAGAGGTGCTGGGCCTGCTGCTGCTCCAGCGCCGGGACGACGCGGCTGCGATCCGTGCGCACGTCGTGACACCCGGCCACTGCGCGGGCTGTGACATGGCGAACGTCATCGCTGATGAGATCGACCCGACGACCAACGGAGGAACCGGTGCCTGACACCCGCTACCTGCCCCGTCCCGCCGACCCGCCGGACACGGAGTTCCGCGAGACCGAGGGCGGCGGCCACGCCCTGGTCCTGGAGTACGCTCCCGGCCACGCCCTGATGATCGAGTACGGGGACTGCTCGTTCTCCATGGTCTGCCAGTGCTTCCAGGTCATCGCCCGGGACCTGCGGCCGGACCGGTCCTGGTTCGGGCCGGTGAACCGGTGGCTGGCGCATGCGCCCGGGACTCCTACGGGTGCGGTCATGAGCGGCCACTGCCAGTGCGGCCGGACTCTGGCCATGGCGGGTTCGACCATAGAGGTCCGGTTGGCCGCCGTCTGCCGGGCCTGGGAGCACCACACGATAACAGGAGGAACCGATGCCTGAGCAGCGGGAACTGACCGCCGAGGACATCGAGCTCCTGACCGCGCTCATGCTCCCGGTCAGAGAGGCGCTTGAGGAGTGGACCCGGGTGGTGCACACAGCCGCCGAGGCGTTCGCCACCGCAGTCACCATGGTCACAATCGAGTGGAGCCGGTTCGTCCAGGAGAACCAGGCTGTGCTGGCGGCGGTCTCCCCCGCTCCGGAGGAGCGGTACTGCCCGTCCCGGATGCGGCACCTCTCGCACGTGTGGACCGACAGCACCGGTACCTACGGCTGTCCCGGCTGGTCGAGCCCCGGCAGCGATGCCATGCACTGGACCCCGCCGGAGGGCCCTGAGGCCGTGTCGATGGACTTCCCGTCCGTGCGCGACTGCCTGGAGCCGTACGACCACGACGCCCACACCTGGACGTCCCGGGGTACCGAGTACTGGTGCACCAGTCGGTCGCGGCCTTCGGACGGTATCCGTGAACGAGGCTGATCCCAAGGAACTGCTGCCGCTGCGGCAGCTGGTCTACCACGAGATCCGGTCCCGGCCGGTCATGCTGACCGATCCGGGCATCGCCGACCTGGCGGCCCGGATCGCCGTGGCGACCGCCGTCTGGATGGGGAAGGTCGTCGGCAGGACCGAGGACCTCGCCCCGGGCGACCCGGTGCCGGACCCGCACCGCTGCGCCGGGTGCGGGGAGCCCTACACGGAGACGAAGCACGGCCGGGCCTGCCTGCACCTGGCCGCCTGCGCCCGGCTGGCCGGACGGACGCTGTGAGGTCCGGCGGTCCGGAACGGGACGACCTGGTGGCGGCCCTGGCCGCCCGCCGCCACCGGGACAGCGCACTGCTTGAGGCGGTCGGTGTGCTGGAGCGGCTGATCGCCGATCCGTTCTTCGCCGAGGACGTGAAGGGACTGCGGATCGCCGTGTCCGCCGTGAAACGGATGCGGGAGAACGACGTCTGATCAGCGTTCGGAGTCTGCCCGATCGGGTAGACTCTGAATTAGTTAATTAACGATACGACCACTGACCTGGGAGAACATCGCATGAGCCTGGACGAGGTCACCGCACTCCACCTGGTGGAGAACACCGAGGACGCCATGGCGTGCCTGCGCTGGCTGTCCACCAGGGATCGGATCGGGTTCGACACCGAGGGCACCGGCCTGAAACCGGAGACCGACCGGGTCCGCCTGGTGCAGATCGGGGACCGGCACGAGGGCTGGGCCATCCCGTACGAGATCAATCAGATGCTGGTCCAGGACATCGTCAAGCGGTTCGAGGGACAGTACGTGATGTTCAACGCCCCCTACGACGTGGCCATGACGCGGTCATCCGGCATTCAGCTGCCGGTTGAGCGGATCGAAGACACCCGGCTCAAGGCCCACGTCCTGTCCTCGACCGGGCCACTGGCGCTGAAGCCCCTGGCGGCCCAGCACGTCGACCCGGGTGCTGCCGGGCTCCAGGACGACCTGAAGTCCGTGTTCGCGCAGCACGGCTGGAACTGGGCCACCATCCCGTGGAACTTCCGGCAGTACTGGCAGTACGGTGCGCTGGACCCGGTTCTCACCATGCAGCTGGACGACGCCCTGGACCCGGTCGTCCGTCGGGTCTCGCCCAAGTCCTACGACCTGGAGATGGCCGCCGCCTGGTCCTGCGAGAAGATGATGCGCAACGGCGCGGCCGTCGACCGGCCGTACGTCACCGGCTTCCTGGCCGACCTGGAGGGCCAGGTCGCCGAGCTGCTGGCCGCCTGCCGGTCCGCCTACGGGATCAATCCCGGCTCCTCCGACCAGGTGGCCGACGCACTGGTCCGGGACGGTGTCCAGATGCGGCACCTCACCTCCGGCGGCAGGTTCAAGACCGACAAGAACGTCCTGGGCGCGATCGACCACCCGCTCGCCAGACTGGTACTGGAGTACCGCACCACGACCCGGCTGGCCAACACCTACCTGGCGTCCTACCTGCCGCTGTCCGAGCGGGACGGCCGCATCCACCCGTCGATCAACACGGTCGGCGGCATCGCCAAGAACCCGTTCGAGAACGGCGGCGAGGCCGGGGTGCGCACGGGCCGGATGTCCGCCAGCGATCCCAACGTCCAGAACGTGCCGATGCGCACCGAGCAGGGCAAGCTGATCCGCCGGTCCTTCACCGCCCGGTGCTCGGATCGCTGCGGCTGCGGCGGCCCGCACACCTGGGTCAAGTGCGACTTCGACCAGATCGAGCAGCGGGTGATGGCCCACATGTCCGGTGACCGGGGTATGCGCGAGGCGTTCCTGGGCCCCGACGACTTCTTCGTGGCACTCGGCCGTCGGCTGTACAACGACCCGACCATGCAGAAGTCAGATCCGCGCCGGACCCCGGTCAAGAACGCGGCCTACGGGAAAATCTACGGAGCTGGACCTGACAAGTTCGCCCTGATGACCGGCATGCTGCTGGACAGCGGCGAGCCCGACGTAGCTCAGGCTCAGGCGTTCCTGAAGTCCATGGATGACATGTACCCGGGCCCGCAGCGGTTCACCAAGGCCGTGATCAGGCAGGGCAACAAGCGGTTCCGGGAGGAGGGCGCGGCCTACGTCCGCTCCCCGCTGACCGGCCGCCGGGTGGTCGCCGAGCGGGGCCGCTTCTACGCCCTGGTGAACTACATCATCCAGATGATGGCCGGGGAGATCCTCAAGATGAAGATCGTGGAAGCCGATGCCGCCGGGCTCGGCCAGTACATGGTCATGCCGGTGCACGACGAGATCGACCTGGACGTGCCGACAGCCGACCTGCCCGAGGTCGTGGCCACCCTGCACGAGGTGTTCAACGACAGCGACCTGCTGACCGTCCCGGTCACCGCGTCGGTCGAGACAGGCCCCAACTGGGGCGAAGTGAAGGAGTGGCAGGAATGACCGTCGTGATCATCGGAGTGGACCCCGGACTCAGCACGGGAGTGTCCGTGCTGGCGGACGCCAGGCTCTCCAGTGCCTTCCAGGGCATGCCGGAGGACGCCCTGAACGAACTGGACGGCGTTCTCCGGCGCTGGACGGACCACTGCACCGACACCGGCACGGGCACCGTCCTGGTGGCCTGCGAGCGGTTCCAGGCCGCAGGCCGGTCGACCCACAGCCACCAGCCCGACGCGGAGCGCGTGTTCGCCCGCACGGCCGCGCTCGCTTCGCTCTACGGCGTGGACTTCGTGGAGCAGACCCCGGCCGACGCCAAGCGGATCGCCTCGGACGCGCTGCTCCGCCGCAACGGCCTGTGGACGCTGCCGCGCGACGTAGGCTGCCGGGACGCGAACGACGCGAACGACGCCATGCGCCATGCTGTCCTGCTGCTCGCCCGCCGCCGGGCCACGATGTTCAATGCCCTGTTGACACAGGGTGCCAGCTAGATTTACATTAATCAAAGAACCACCGACCAGAGGACCAATGACCATGGCGACAGCCGAACGGACAGGCGACCGCATCACCGTCACGCTGTCCTGGAACGAGAAGACCCAGGCGGAGAAGATCCCCGGCGGCCGGTTCCGCCGGATGGACCTGGAACTGCCGCTGTCCTGGGGCTCGTGCCAGGCGCTGCGCGGCGTCTTCGGCAAGAACCTGGTGGTCGGCCCCGAGCTGACGGCCTGGTCCCGGGCCGAGAGCACCCGCCGGATCAAGCCGTCGCTGGCGCTGCGCCCGATGCTCGCCCCGCAGACGGTGGCCGGACTGGTCGAGCCGTCCTGGGGCATCCTGCACCCGCTCCGGCCCTACCAGAAGGCCGGGGTCATGTGGATGCTGGCCACCGGCTCCGGACTGTTGGCAGATGAGCCGGGCACGGGCAAGACCGTGCACACCCTGGAGTTCCTGCGGCAGCACACCGTGGACGCCAAGGACTTCGACTCCAATGCGACCAGCACCGCGCTGCCCGCTCTGGTGATCGTCCCCAACTCGACCAAGTACCACTGGCGCAGCCTGGCGCAGAAGTTCCTGCCGGAGGCCCGTACCTATGTGGTCGACGGCAGCGCCACCCAGCGCGCCAAGACCGTCAGGGAGGCGGCGGAGGACCCGATGGCCCTGGTCATCATGTCGATCGAGTCCGCCCGGCTGCTGTCCCGCCTCGCGCCCTACGGCTCGACCCGGCTCAAGCGCTGCCAGGAGTGCGACCCGCACCACGGCGACGACCTCAAGCCCGCGCAGTGCGAGGTGCACCCGAAGCCGTTGAACGCCATCGTGTTCCGCACGGTCGTCGTGGACGAGGCCCACCGGATCAAGGACCCGGCCTCCAAGCAGACCCGGGCCATCTGGCACCTGATGCACACCGACGGCGTGCGCTACCGCTGGGCGCTGACCGGGACGCCGATCGCCGACCACCCGGGCGACCTGTGGTCGCTCATGCACGCCGTGGCCCCCGAGGACTTCCCGGTCCGCACCAAGTTCCTGGAGCGCTTCTGCCTCGCGGACTGGAACCCCTTCGGCGGCATGGACGTGGTCGGGCTCGACCCGGCCACCAGGGACGAGTTCTTCCGGGTCTTCGATCCGCGCTTCCGCCGGATGCTCAAGTCCGTGGTCCTGCCGCAGCTGCCCCCGGTCGTCCGTGAGGTCCGCACCTGCGAGCTGACCCCGGCCATGCGCCGCACCTACACCGAGATGCACGCGGGGCTGGCCACCAGGCTGGAGGACGGCACCCTGTTCATCACCTGGAACGACATGGTCAAGCAGGGCCGCCTGCAACAGCTGGCCTCCGCCTCGGTCGAGGTGGAGAAGCCGGACGAGGACGACATCCTGACCTGGAAGGTCACGCTCAAGGACCCCTCCCCGAAGCTCGACGTGATGGAGGAGATCCTGGACGATCTCGGCTACCTCGACGGGCAGGGCCCGGCCACGGTGATCGCCGCCGAGAGCCGCCAGCTGATCCGGCTCGCCGCCGCCCGGCTGGAGAAGCGGGGCATCCCGCACGCGGTGATCGCCGGTGACGTCGCCGCCTTCGAGCGGGAGAACGCCCTGGACGCGCTGCGGCAGGGCGACGTCAAGATCGTGCTGTTCACCATCCGGGCGGGCGGGGCCGGACTCGACATGTCGGCCGCCGACACTCTGGTCATGTTGCAGCAGCCATGGTCGATGGTTGACCGGCTACAGACCGAGGGGCGCGTCCACCGCTTCGGCTCCGAGGTCCACGCCAGTGTCCGGATCATCGACGTGGTGACGCGGGACACGGTCGAGGAGGAGCAGATCGCCCGGGTCAACCAGAAGCTGCTCCGGCTGGAGGAGATCACCCGGGACCGGGAGCAGCGGCCGGACACCGTCGAGTGGCTGGACGCAGAGGAGACCGCGATCTACCGTGAACCGCTGCTGGCTCCCGTGTCCTGCGCTGTGCTGCTCGATGCGGACCAGAACGAATCAGTTGTCGATGCGCCCGTATCTCCAGTGGCTGCTCCGCACGACGTGTCGAAATTCTGTGTTCTCTGCCGGAGCGGCGAACATGATCACACGGTCCACGCTTCGCCGGAGTCCGACGCCGCCCGCGCCCGAATCGTGGCCGGACCGTCTGCCGGACCCAATCCGTGTCGGCCGCCGCTGCCGACGGACACGGTGAAGCCGTCCTGGACCGGTGTCGATCCCTGGCACCGCGATCAGCTGCCGACGTCAGTGCAGGGACTACTGGCCACGGAACCATCCGGCGACCTTCACGATCCGAGACTGTGCGACGTGTGCGGGCTCACGCTTCCGAGCCATGACGAGGAGTGCTCAGAACGCCATTCCGTCTCTGCACCTGCGGGCATTGATCGTGTCCTGCACACGGACGCGACCGGCGTCCAGTGGTCGATGCCCCGGGACGCGCCCGACCTGCGGCCGTCGCCGACCGTCCAGAAGGTCAGCAACTCCAAGATCGGTACCTGGAACCGGTGCCGCCGCCAGTGGTGGCTCACCTGGTACCGGCAGCTGGAGCTGCCCGAGGACCCCTACAACCTGCGGGCGGTCGGCCACCGGGTGCACCGGGCCCTGGCCGGGTGGTACGTGCCGGACGCCGACAGCCCGGTCCCGCTGATGGACGGTCTGGAGACCGCGATCCGCGAGGACTGGGAGAAGATCGCCGCCGGGCTGACCGGCGACGACCTGGAGGTCCAGGCGGCCCGGTTCCAGTCGGCTGTCTCCCTGGAACGGGCCATGGTCGAGGGCTACGCCGACTGGCTCCGGGAGAGCGGCGCGGACTCGGGACTCGTCTTCGTGGCCTCCGAGGCGGAGCTGTCCGTCGACATCCCGGCCACGGGCCACGACGGCAGGCCGCTGCTGGTCCAGGCCGTCGGCAGGCTCGACGCCCGGGTGGTCCGCGAGGTGGACGGGGCCCGGCTGATCATCGACCACAAGACGGTGGCGAGTCTGACCGAGCCGCTCAAGATCCTGCACATCAACCCGCAGATGAAGCACTACGGCCTCCTGGAGTGGCTGAGCACCCGGGACGGCGAGGCCCGCTGCGACGGCGCGCTCTACAACATGCTGCGCCGCGTCAAGCGCACCGCTGCCGCCAAGCCGCCGTTCTACGCCCGGGAGGAGGTCCGCAACACCGACCTGGAACTCCAGACCTACCAGCGCCGGATGCTCGCGGCGGCCCGGGACATGGCCGAGGCCGAACGGCGGCTGGACGCCGGGGAGGACCCGATCGACGTGGCCTACCCGTCGCCGGACAGCGACTGCTCCTGGAAGTGTGATTTCTTCCTGGTGTGCCCGATGTTCGAGGACGGCTCACGGGCCGAGGACATGCTTGCTGCGCTCTACCGCCCGGACGACCCCTGGGCGCGCTACGACCGAATCGAGGGAGGCAAGTGACCACGATCTTCGACACCCACCAGCGGCTGTCCATCCTGGTGCACGGGGACACCAAGCTGGGGAAGTCCACCCTGTCGGGCACCGTCCCGGCCCCGGTCATCGTCCTGGACGCCGAGGGCAGCTGGCGGTTCACCTCCGGCCGCAAGGTGTACTGGGACCCGGCCACCGAGGAGCTGCCCGCGTACGACGGCACCTGGGACATGTGCATCGTCCACGTCCGGGACTGGGCCACGGTCAAGACCGTGTTCGACTACATCACCACCGGGCAGACCGTCTTCGTCTCCGTGGTGCTGGACTCGATCACCGAGCTCCAGCGCCGCCTCAAGCGGAGCCTGAAGCCGAACCTGGACCCGTTCAAGATCCAGGACTGGGGTGAGCTGCTGGCCCGCATGGACGCCGCGATCCGGGACTTCCGCGACCTGGCGATGATCGCCGACATCACCGTGCGGTGCGTCGTGTTCATCGCCGAGACCACGGAGAAGAACGGAAAGTGGCGGCCCCACATGCAGGGGCAGATCGCCAACAGCCTGCCGTACGCGGTGGACCTGTGCGGCTACATGTACCGCTACCAGGAGCTGGACGACGACGGCAGCCCGGTCCGGGACACCCGCCAGCTCTGGATCGCCCCGCACGACGACTTCATCGCCGGATCGCGTGTGATGGAGACCCTCGGGTCCTCCGTCGAGATCCCGGCACCGACCCCCGGCAACCCGGGAACGGTCATCCAGGACTGGATGACCGCGATCTTCAAGACCGAAGGAGCATGACCATGGACATCGACTTCAAGGCCCTGCTGGCCGACGCCAAGTCGGCCAGCGCGCTGATCCCCGACGGCGACCACCAGTTCGAGTGCGTGGCCGCCGAGGCGCGGCTGTCCAGCACCGGCAGCCCGCAGATCCAGGCGGACTTCCTGTGCCAGACCGAGCGCTACAGCAAGCGGACCGTCCGCAACTGGTTCACCCTGACCATGGACAACCCGGTCGCCCTGGCCATGTTCTTCCGGCACATGAAGGCGCTGGGCATGGACGAGGCGTTCTTCCTCAAGAGCGGCGACCGGATCGCCGCCGCCGCCGTCCAGATGATCGGGACCCGGGTCACCTGCACGATCAAGACCGAGGCGTGGAACGGCGAGGACCGCAACAAGATCGCCGGGTTCAAGGGCGTCAACGGCGCGGCCCGCAAGGCGTCCGGCGGCGGTCCCGCAGCGCCTGGACGGCCCGCTCCGGCTCCCGCTCCGCGCGCTGCGGCTCCTGCCCCGGCACCGGCGCGGGCAGCCGCTCCGGCCCCCGTGCAGGACGCTGCGGACGACGCCGGGGACAACGGGTACGACGAAGAGCCGCCGTTCTAGTTCCCCGGTGCCTGTTTGAGTAATTCACGCGAACGGGTACCGTAGAGACAGCACCGACGGCCCCGCCAGGGCTCCCATCCCCCGAGGGCCCTGGCGGGGCCCGCTTATGATGATCGCAGGAAACCGACCACCGACCTAGGAGACGACGACGACGATGGACACCGTATGGCCGACCGGCACCGGGGCCGGGCGCGACGGCCACTGGGTCTTCACCGACCGGCGGGGCCGCGAGACCCGGTGGACCGGGACCTTCCTGGGCATGGGGACCTCGTTCAAGACCGACCACATGCACCACGACGATAAGCCGTTCGCCGGGCACGGCCAGGGCTGCTCCCGCTGCCGGTGGATCGAGATCCGGCTGTTCCGGGAGCAGGGGGCGGGCGGGTTCGCGCGCTACCTGGTGGTCCGCCGGGGCGTCTCGGTCGTCCCGGGCGAGACCGACCGGATCACCTGCACGGAGGTCGACGGCCCGTTCCAGGCGGTCGAGACCGTGACCAGCCGTCCGGAGGACGGCACCGTCCCGTTCATGATCCGACCTGCTGCCTTCATGCTCGCCCAGGCAGCCCAGCACGACACCGGCATCCGGGACGCGTACGTGAACCGTGCCGTCGCCTAGACCCGAGAGGAACCCCGTCCATGAGCACCATCACTGATCCGGGCCTGCGGCGGCACCGGGGGCGACCGCGCCCGAAGGAGACCATCGCGCGGGATGTCAACATTATCCGGCAGCTGACCACGGGCGGCCCGCAGACCCGGAACCAGATCGCCAGCGCCCTGCACCTCAAGCAGTCGCTGGTCTACCTGGCGCTCAACCGACTCCGCAACCAGGGAAGCGTGCGCAAATGCGCCGGTGAGGGTCCGTACACTATCTGGGCTGCCGGGCAGGACTGCCCGTGACCCGGCTCACCGTCACCGTGGCCATCCCCACCATCCCGGGCCGGGCCGGGTTGCTGGC